CAGAACCTTCAATCAGTTCACTGAGTGTGGGGTGGGGTGTGCCGGTTATGACACGTACTTCCATGTCGCAATCGAAGCAGACATCACGGCCTGCCATGGCAGTATTTGCGCATTTCTTGCATGAGTGGAGAATCATTATTTTTCCTTATATGTGTTGCCAACGTTGGCGCTTGACGATGCGATCAACTTGCTGGCGGGAGATGCCGAACTCGACTGCAATGGCCTTCAGGGATTCGTCTTCAGCACGACGACGAATTTCGCGTACCTTGTCTGCAGTGAGTACAGTTAAATTGCTACTTTCACCCTTGGTTTGAGTACCGTGCAGGATGCGATCGGCTGCATTGGCCAAAGGTGTATCCCAGCGCAGATTGCTCAACTGGTTATTGTTGGTGTCACCATTGTCATGGCAACCCTGCATGCTCTTCTCTGGCTTGGGTCCGATAAAGGCGTTGAGCACGGCAAGATGAACATACACGTTCTTCTTGCGGCCTTCCTTATACAGTGTGACATAGTGATAGCCACCACGACTGGCATCGGTGTAGGTACTGAGGATCTGTTCCGGCATGAAGCGGATGCCACCACGGTTGTTGCTGATATCCCGGGCTACTGCACGTACTTGACCCATGTTGGACACTTCGTAGTAGCCTTCGTAATCCTTGACTGGCTTCCAGATTTCCATGGTTTCCTTTGAAAGAAAAGGATCCCCCGGAGGGGATCCATGGCCTATTAGTTCATTAGGACTGGTTGACGTTGGCACCAAAGTTAATCGGGCAGGCACCAGAGGCACAATCCACATGTTCCATACCCACGTCTTCCTGCACATCGTCATTCGACTTGATCGCATTGACGATCATCTCGAATTCCGCTTTGGTGACAGGTTGTTCGGGTAGGTACTCGTAGGCCGAGGTATCCGACTGCGGCATGACACTGCAGCAGCGAATCGAGCTCTGGCCTTCCATCAGCGTCCGCATGAACTCCGCGAAACTGGTGACCTGGGGCTTGTACTTCAGGGTGTAACTGACCTGATTGCCGGTATCACGCAGGGGCGTAACACCATCTTCTTCCACACCGACGATCCAGTATTTCTCCAGCAGGCGCAACCACTGGTATTGGTCTTCAGGGGTGGCATCACCAGCAGTCACGAGCTTGTCGCCCATGCCCAGCGTGGCAATGGTAGGAATCGTCGGGAAGCCAACGATGGTGGTACCGTTGTAGGTTTGCAGTTCGCGGATCGGATAACCCTGCTTGCGGTACGTTTCGATCAACGGATCATCGTTGCGGAACTGGACCCAGCGCAGGTACTCGCCCATGGATGGCAGGTGGGCACCTTCAGTCAAACCAAACAGCTTGGAGGTCGTCCCTGCTGGTTTCATCGTGGTATCGGTGTGCGGCACCACTACGCCCAGCAGTTTTGAGTACACCAGTGCTTCATCTTGCACAGCACGTTTGAAGCGCGACAGCATTTGCCAGAACGGTTGTGAAACCTCTTCATCAACCAGATCTTTCCAGCCGAAGCCAAAACGTGCCCAAGCGTATTCGTGCAGGCCGGTCATGCCGACACCAATGCGGTTGGTGCGTGCTACTTCCTTCTTGTACAAGGAGTCCATCAGGTTAGTGCGGATCAGGGCACGAGTAGCGACCTTGAAAGCGTCTTCTGCATCGTTGTCCCACTCATAGTGGCAAAGTTCTGCATCATCACTCAAGTTGGCCCTATAGGTGTACCCAGCATGGAACGGCACCACATCAGCGATGACGCAGTAACCACCGAGCAGGTTCAGGACGATCTCACCGCACGGATTGGTGATGACCTTGTACTTCATCCGGGACCATGCCTGTGCCAGCACACGGGCTAGTTGCTTACCTTCCGGAGTCATCTTGTACTTCTGGCTTTCTGCGAATTCGCCATCGAGCAGGTTGTCGGTACCATCACCATTCCATGTAAGACGTTCTACCGTGATGAAACCGGGTTCGCCGGTACCATCGAAGTAGGAAGCCTCGCAGGCTGCGGTGAACACCTTCCACGCATGGATCTGGGTCGGTGTGAAGCAGTCCTTACCAATTAACTTGTGGAAGCCGCCCTTGTCGGTCAGTTCATAGCCGTTGATCTGCATAAGAGCAGCAACATGCTTGACACCATTCCAGAACTCCATGTCCACCATGACGGAGTTATTCGAGCTCCACAGGAAGCCACCACGCTTCAGTTCAATGAAGCCAAAGATGGTTTCATCGGTCCAGCACTTGGTGGCCATCCGGGCTGCACGACGAGCTCCACCCACCAATACACATTCAGCGAAGTAGTGGTCGGCATACATCGCAGCACGCCATGGCTGCATGCCTGCATCACGCAGCTTGGCTACGCAGGCGATTGCATGCATCAGCGGTCCTGGCCCGGAAGCCGGACGACCCTGCATGCCCCCAATCGGGGAACCCTTGCAGCGCACATCAGAGAAGTCGATGAGCAGGACATCATTACGGAAGCAACCCGCATAGGTCATGGTTTCCAGCTTCTCGATAGCCTGTGCCCAGCCTTCACGACTGTCCGGTACGCGGAAAGTGTGGATCGTCTTGTGTGCATACATGTGGGCTGCCGATCGGGCATCCAGTGCGACGATTTCACGCGATTGCACATCCTTGTGGGACATGTCGATCACGCAGACCACGGTGGGCATGAGGCGGTAATCCACCTGCATCATGGCGTCATCGTAGCAGCGCCCGACTCCAGAACCGTTCAGCAGCAGGTAGAATTCGAGGAAGCTCATCGCACTGGTGCTGCAGTTCGTAAACACTTCCATGTTGCGGTTGATCTGGTTGGCATCCCCATGCTGCAGGTGTCGTCCCGACATGAGCAGGCTGGCTTGACGCAGATGATGGTGCATCGCGTCGAACTCGATCTGAAAGGGAGATGGACCTTGGGCTGCCAGCAGGGAGCTGGCATCGGGACTGCGGCGGTCCCATTGGGTGCGGGGATCGAGCATGGCATTGCCGTAGGAGACACGGTATGCCACATCGGCCCACTTCTCAGTCTCAACGTCAGCAATGACATTGAGGGTAACGACCACAGTCTGGTCATCACCCTTATCGACTTTGTAGCCGTTAGGGGCGGCTTCAATCTTGAGGTGGTTGGATTTGCAGTAGGCTGCCACTTCATCGTCGAGCGAGATGTCGTCGCGTCGCGGCAGTTCGATGACTTGGGTCCGGGAGGCAGGACGATCAATCTTGCGGTTGATGGTGCGGTTGGCCACCGCATCTCCCATACCCTTATCGTATTCCCGGGCGGGTACATTAGCTGGACGACGCCACGAGTTTTGACGGGTTACTTGCATATTTTTATTTCCCTTTCCTGAGTGACAAAAAAAGAGCCGATCATCCCAGGAATGGTGGACGGGCGGCTCTGCTGCTTTGAGTTACTGAACGTGCTACGGGGAACACGTATAGTACCCAAGATTCGATGTTGCACAAGAGATTTATTTTCTCAAGGCAACTAACTCTTTGTCTGGAGTTTGTGCTAGATCACGGTAGTTGTTGTTCAACAACTAATTAATACTCTCCCCTGGTAAGAGCAGCCCAGCTCACTGGGAATAGTGGAGCGATGATCTTATCCACTTGAGCAGCGATCAACTGGGTTTCTTTCTGCGCGTGACCTTCACTACGCTGGTTATACAAGTTAGCCCATGCATACAGCGAGCCAGTGAGTGCCCAATGAACTTCCACGCCCTGTGGAAGGATGAAGCGGGCCTGTTCAGGTGCGATACCATCATCAATCATGGCTTCGTAGTGTGTAATCGAATGATTACAGTGTGAAATGTACCGTTCACGCCATACAGCGCTCTGTGGATGGATTCCCCCACTCCCTTGCTTGACATTAGCCGCTGCTGCACGGAATTCGTCGGGGATATACAACACTGGACGGCCACTGATATAGCGTCGAGATTCTTCTGACTCGATCATGCCGATCTTGTGCTTGAAGAGCTGCCTTGCGATCGGTACTGGCGCTTCCATCATAATGCTGATGTGCGGATGACCGAACGGAACCCAGTGTTCTGGGATCTTGCGCACGTAAACCAGCAGATCATGCGCTTCATCACGGGTTCCAACCGTAGTCAGCTTATCAATCAGGTTCTGCCAATCCCCGCTGGCCATGCCCCGGGCGAGGAATCGGATCAGATTGTGGTTTTGTTCGGGTGTGAAGTTCTCGGCCAGTTTAGCAAAACTCAAACGAGCGAAGTTTGCCACAGCCTGATCATCTAAATAATGCCCTTGATAAATAGCTTGCATACAGGAAATTCCTTTAAAATGGAAGGGTTAAGCGCACAAATGCGCCCTCTTGAGGAGTTTGGTATGACTTGTGAAGGTAATGTCTGCGGTACAGGCGGTTGGGGCGGCCCTAAGCCAGGTGATCCGAACAATGACAGCATTCTACGGGCTACACCAGCATTCGGTGGTATCGACATCAATTTTACTTACCCAACTGTCAATCCCTATGCGCTGGCTTACACAATGTTGTACAGGGGCGTCTTACCAGACTTTGCCAACGCTATTCTCATTCAGGATGCCTTGGCTGGCAGCTACTATTTCGATCGGGTAGATCCCGGCACCACTTATTACTACTGGATTCAGTTCGTATCGATTAACGGCACTATTGGTGATGTTATTGGCCCTGCATCAGCCCAAGCCAGGGATTCGATCGAACAGACCCTGCGTGACCTGACTGGCAAGATAGATGCAGGTGTGCTGGCGCAAGCCCTGAAGACAGAGATCGCAAGGATCCCTGAAATCGATGACAAGATCTTTCAGGAGATTGAAGACCGACTCAGCAGTAATCAAGCTTTGTCCAATGCCATTGCACAGGTACAGAACGTGTCGGATGAGACACTGAGCTATGTACAGCAAGAGATCACCCAACGGCAGGATGCCGATGGTGTGTTGGCTGAATCGATCAATACCTTGTTCGCCCAGATGGCAGGCAATGCTGCAGCCATCAATGAGGAAAAGCTGGTTCGGGTCAGCAAGGATGACGCCCTGTCGCAGCGGATTGACACCCTGGCTACATCTTGGGGGCCAGACATTGCTGCTGCTATTGCGATCGAACAGACTGCCCGGACCAATGCAGATGGAGCGTTGGCTCAGGACATCACGACCTTATTTACCCGGACGAATGACAATGCAGCAGCCGTCATTGCCGAGCAAACTGCCCGTACTACGCATGAAGGCTCGGTAGCCACCACAATTGCTGACTTGTACACCAAGCATGGGGAAGCCCTGTCGGCGGTGGATACGGAACGAACATCCCGTACAAGCGCTGATAGTGCCCTGGCTTCGGACATTACTACCCTGTTTTCCCGGGTAAGTGGTGCTGATGCGGCGATTCAATCCACTAATCAAGCCATTGTAGATGCTGGTGTGGCAACAACCAGCCAGATCAACACAATGCGGACCACGATCAATGGCGATATCACGAATGCCATAAATGGGGAAGCTGGTGCCCGTAATGCTGCAATTTCCTCTGCAGTGCAATCGGAAGCCAATACCCGTTCTGCCGCAGACTCAGCCTTGTCCCAGCAGATTACTACGGCCGAATCGTCCATGGGCAGCAATCTAACCCAAGTTCAGACGCTATTGCAGACAAATATCGACACAACCAACGGTAAATTGACTTCAATTGGTGCTTTGTACACGGCTAAGGTCAGTGTAAATGGCTTGATTGGTGGTTTCGGTGTCTACAACGATGGTAGTGAAGTCGAAGCAGGGTTTGATGTTGATCGTTTCTGGGTAGGCCGAACTAACGACGACAAGATTAAGCCATTCATCATCGATAGCGGCACTGTCTACATCAATGAAGCAGTGATCCGGCACCTTGAAGTGGAAAAGATCACCAGTGGTAGTGTTAATTCGGAATGGCGCATCCGTGGTCTGGGTGGACGGATCGTCATGGACACCGGGGCAGTGATGAAGGTAATTGGTACTGGTTTTGGTGCCAACAAGGATCTCATCGAGTGGTTTGGTCCCAGTATGCCGATTGAAGCCTGTACGAAAGCCAATGCCACGATTTATGAAGCAATTGATGGTAGTGCCTACTATGGTGGCGCACTCCGGGCAGGTACCTTGTACAACGCCCAACGTACTACACAGACTGCTGCTAATGCTCAAGTTCCTCTTGGTCCATTCTGGTCTAACGGTAATCCGAGGGTGCTGGTCGTTAGCTATACCTTCAACTGGGAGATGTTGAATAACAATGCTGGTTCGACTGGGTACCAATACCAAGGAGGGGATACTTACGCCGATATCCAGCTCTGGAAAGGGAATACCATGGTGTCTTCCAGCAGAATGACGGGAAGCTATACCATTGATAACGATCTGAGTGATCCAGACAGCGCCAGTATCAGCATTGGTGGTTCTTTCACCTTCACGGACACAGGCCCAGCCGGTAACTATTCATACAGCGCTGTTATTGTGTCGCGGAGCCTGGCAAACATCACTCATAGCTCTGGAGCCAACACCTCTTCAAATATCACGCAATCACTGGGCATTGTGAGTACTGAAGCCTGATTTACATCATTTAACCGCCTAACAGTGGACTTGTAGCCAACAAGCCACGGTTTTCTGCGTTAATTAATGAGCACTGCAACGAATTGTTGTGGGACAATAGTGCTTACTGTAAATAAAGCTGGAGCCTGCATGACGCCCGTATCGATGCAATTCCTTACTTCAACCGGAGAACCCATCGCGCATGCTCCGGTTGAGATCCGGCTCGCCCGCTCCGACTACGATGAAGCCCAGTCAGGCATCATCATGCCCCGACTGGTCACGGCAACGACGGATGAACAGGGCGAAGCCACGGTGAACCTGACGCCCTGTGACACGATGTATCACGTCACGGTTTATGACACGCTTAGTGATGCAGCGTTGCATTACGACTTCTATGTACCGACGCTGGATGTACCAGGAACGACGGTACGTCTGCAGGATATCGTGGTGGTCAAGCCCATCTCGCCCAAGAAATACGACGAGACAGCGTTGCTGGCCATCCAAAATGCCAAGGCCAATACGCTTTCGGCAATGCTGTCGGCTGAACAGGCCCGGGATGCCAGCATTACGGCCGCCAGCGATGCAGCGGACAGTGCTCGCTTAACTATCCCAACCACTTCCGCACTACCTCCGGACAATCCCCTGGAAAACCAAGAGTGGATCAACACGACCAATGGCAAGCGCTTCAACTGGTTGGTTACGAATGGTCATGGGGCGTGGGTTGAAACCTACGCTTCCGTGGTCGTCAACACTCCTGATGCGGCAGCCATTCCGGCAGGTGTCGATGCGGAAGAAGTGGTTGCCATCGTTACGGAACAAGGAGTGCAAGTCACCGATCTGGAACTGGTGCAGTCCTTGGCTTCCACCGACATCCTGACCATTACCCAGCAAGATGGAGTAGAACGCCGGGTTACATTGGCAGAACTGGCTGCCATGATCGATCAGATCAATCGCGGTATCGCTTAATTAATCATTCACTATAGAGGCTCATCATGGCTGTAGGACCAATTGTCATTCCCCAGAAAGCTGACTTCAATTTCGTCAATGCCACTAATCTGCTGGCTGCCAACCCAGCCAACTTCAAGCTGATGCTGGTAGGTTCCGGCTGGGTACCCAACAATGCAACCGACGAAGTAATTGCCGACATCGGTGCCAATGAAATCGCTGCAGGTAACGGCTACACAGCCGGTGGTACAGCACTGACTAACGTCAGCTTGGCGCTGGTAGCTGGTAAAGCCAAGTTCACCTGCGATCCTGTAGTGTTCAATGGAACTGGTGCTGGTTTCCCAGCCTGGCGACGGGGTGTGTATTACTACAATGGCACACTCAACGGCAAAGTTAATCCTATCGTTGGACACTTTCTTGGTGATGCCGCACCAGCTGATGTTCCGGCCACGACGCCTGCCAATTCGCCATTGACGATCACTCCTAATGCTGCTGGCTTGCTGACGGTAGGTTAATCATGGAATGGGCCAGCGGTAATATCTTCATACGTCCAAATCCTCTGCCGAAAGCAGGGGATCAGGTGCAAGGGCATGCGCATAACTTTGACCACACGACTATCGCATTCAAAGGCGCTATCAGGGTCAAGCGCACACTTACCGATGGCACTGTACAAACCGTCGATCTGGTCGCGCCTGCTCATTGCCTGATCGAGGCTGGCGTGGAGCATGAGATCACCGCTTTGGAAGATAACAGCGTGTTCTGGTGCGTCTACTCGCATCGCGAACCGCAGGGCGACATCGTGCAGGACGTGACTGGCTGGTCGGAGGCGTACCAATAATGGCCGAGCTTCTGGTGCGCGTGTTTAGCAAATCAAGTACTGACCCGGCGCAGGACGCTAAGCTCACCAAGCGTGGCGACGTGATCGTGGTCGTCCCTGACGGCTGGGGATGGTCGGATATCGAGTGCACCAATCCACACTGGCGCATCTTCAAGTGGCCGAGCGTGACCGAATCGGAGGCAAGTGCGCTGCTCACACCCGAACTACCCATCTCTGAAGCGGATGTGGATAACCCGCTGCTGCAACGACGTGGTTTTAACCTAAACCTTGATGCTGCGATCCTACCTGCCGCGTTGAAGGCGTACCTTGCTGACGATAGCCGTGTACAGCCGTTCTTCAACGTGCCTGCGCAGGTAACGCTGGCGAGCATCAAAGCCAAGAAAGCACGGCGTTAATGGCAACGATCACCTCTACCATCGGCACCGCCAGCCGTAATTATTCGACCCTGCAGGCTTGGGAAGATGCCCTGCCTGCCAGCGCAGTTGCGGCAGGCAATGACTACGTCGGTGAGGTCTACAAGGACAGCGAGTTTGTTGTAGCGCTGCCGCTGATCATTGCTGGCATCGTGACTGACGCGACCCACGGAATTACGTTGCGAGCAGCGGCGGGACAGTCGTTCCGTAATAATGCCAATGTGCGAACCAACGCACTGCGTTACAACGCGGCCAACGGTGTGGCGATTCGGGGCACGTCCGGCTACAACTCGGCCATTGAAATCCAGGGCGTGCACTATGTCACGTTCGACGGGCTGCAGATTGCCCACCAAAACAATGGGCGGGCGATATTCTCCTCGGGCGCGACGCCTGGTTCCAACACAACAGTGCAGAACTGCCTGTGCGAGGCACCCGGTTCTTTCGCGTCTGGACTGCGGATCGACGGCGCTAATGCCGTTGTGAGAAATACGCTGGTCGTAAATACCGGAAGCGGCCTTGCAATGCAGATGACCGGGGCAAATGGCAAGCTGCACGGCAATACGGTGGTCAAGACCGGAACGGCGGCAGTAACAGGCATTCAGGGCAATTCGTCAACCGAAATCCGCAACACGGTTTCAGCCAACTTTGCTACCTGTTTCACCGGCATGACTGCGGCTAATTGCTCGAACAATGCTTCGACCGATGCCACCGCACCTGGCGCAAATTCTAAGACTGCACTGACACTGGCGAGCCTGTTCGAGGCACCTGGCACCGATTACCGCACAAAATCTGGTTCTGCGCTGATTGACGCAGGTACGGTCGTGGGCTTGGCGGTAGACATCAGCAACACCGCTCGTCCACAGGGTAGTGCCTATGACATCGGCGCATGGGAAGTAACTGCACCAGCTACGTCTGGCTTTACGTTCGTCCGCAGCTCTAGTGCTCGAATCGATAGCGATACAGGGGCACTATCCAGTCCCGCTACCGCACTGACGGCGGGTAACCATGTGTTCGTCCACATTCGATGGGAAAGTGGTGATGCTGACCCCGTCATTAGTGACACGGCAGGTAATACCTACACCATTCTCCCGTCTAATATGTCGCAACGGGGAGCGTGTGGTCGTTGGTTCTACTGCCTAAACGCCAAGGGTAATGCAGCGAACTCGGTTTCTGTCACGCTGACGCCTGCACGTTTCTACCGATCTATCCGGGTGTTGGAGTTCTCAGCGGCCAGTGCTGCATTCGACAAGCAAGTAGTCGGTGATAACGGTGTAGGTGCCACGACAGTAGCCACCCCGGCATTTTCAACTACAGGTGCTGGCCTGGTACTGGTCGGTGAATCGAGCTATGACGGTGATGCTGGCAGCAATTTTGGTGCAGCCTACACCTCGCTGCCGGTATCGGTACCGTTCTCGAACGAAGCGTACTGGATCACAACAGGGCCGCTGACCAATGAGGTCATCACATTCACGGATACGCAGTACACGCAGCGTAACATCGAGGCTGTTTCATTTGTAGCTGCAGCACCCGGAACAAGTCTTACACCTGTTACTGCAGCACTTGCAGTCACGGGTTATAGCCCTTCCGTTGCACAAGCACGCAATCTTGCTTTGGCTAGCAGCACGGTAGCCACAACTGGCTATGCACCCAATGTAGCCCAAGCTACCCGGCTGAACATTGATACCGGGGTAGTGGGTGTCATGGGCTATGCTCCCAGCATCGCTCAAGCCAGTAATTTGAATCCACTCACCGGAGTGGTTGTCGCCACTGGTTTTGCACCAAGCATTGCCCAAGCTACCAACCTCTTCGTCGATGCAGGAAGCTCGCCTGTACAAGGTTACGTACCTGCGATCGCTCAGGCAGTCAACCTGTTTCCGGATACGGCAGCATCTGAGGTTACTGGTTTTGCACCTTCAGTAGCACAAGCCAGCAATCTGGTATTGCCTGCCACGACCCAGAATGTGACAGGGTATGCACCCACGGTACAGCAGGCATCAGCTCCCCTTGTTCTTGCACCGGCCACAGTCAGCACATTGGGTTACGCCCCGGGTGTCCGACACAAACCAGTGTTGGTAATCCGTCTGGCTTCAAATGGTAAGCCGCTCCTACGTAATAACAAACCTGCGCTCCTCTACAGCAAATAAAGGCATATATGATCGAATTTCCTCTTAATCCTGCCGTCGGCCAGCAGTTCAGTGTCGGTACCAAATCCTGGGAATGGACTGGTGTAAGCTGGGATCTGCTGGCTTTCTCCACGGTGGAGTTGCGTCGGGTGGATGCAGCAGTAACCAGTGCTGAACAAGCAGCTACTGCAGCACAAACAGCAGCCGATGTAGCAGTTACGGCTGCAGATCAACTCGCTAATTTGACAAAAATCTCGGTAGGTCTGGGTAATGTAGACAACACGGCTGATGCAGACAAGCCAGTAAGTACTGCTGTTGCCACAGCATTGAGCTTGAAGGCTGATAAGTCCCAGATCTCCAATATCAACAATACCAGTGACGCCAACAAGCCAGTCTCCATTGCCCAACAGGCAGCTCTGGATCTGAAGGCACCTTTGGTATCTCCTGGTTTCAGTGGTGTACCGACTGTACCGACTGCGGGTGCTGGCACCAATACCCTGCAAGTAGCATCAACTCAATTCGTGACCAGTGCTGTGGCACAAGCCAAGGCTGATATCGTCAACAGTTCACCAGCTGCACTGGATACGCTCAATGAATTGGCCACGGCACTGGGTAATGATCCGCAGTTCGCTACGACGACAGCTACTGCAATTGGTAACCGACTTCGTGTCGATACCGCTGCGCAGGGATTGACCGCAGCACAGCAAGGTAATGCTAAGGTGAACCTGGGGCTTGGGAACGTGGATAACACCTCAGACGCCAACAAGCCGGTTAGCTCTGCGCAACAGACCGCGCTGAATGCAAAAGCAAATCTGAGCGGCGCAAAATTCACTGGCACAGTCAACAGCAGCGCAGGAATTTTCGCAGTCGGTGCGGGTAATGATGTTGCTAACGGCATCGGCCCAGGCGCTGTGTTCTCAACAGGTGCTGACGGCGCGGCTAACGTCTACCGCGGGTTCTGGTGGCAGTTGGGGGCAGCTGACCAAGCGCGCCTGTTCATTGGTAATCAGACGCAGACCGCATGGCGCAACCCAATCACGGTGGATACAGCGGGCACTGTCGGTATCGGTGCTCCTAGTCCCACGTTGGGCGCAGGTTATTCAGGACTGCATATCAACAGCGACAGTACGCCCGGTACTCAGATTCACTTGACAAACCCTACCACTGGAACAACTGCGGCTGACGGACTTACCCTATCCAATGATGTATCAAGTGCTTACCTGTGGAACTACGAAAACACTCCGTTAGTATTCGGCACGAACTCAGCTGAACGGCTGCGGATTGCTGCTTCAGGTGCTGTCGGTGTCGGTGTAATTCCTAGTGCATGGTCTTCAGCCGCCCTACAGGTGAAAGCTACTGGCATTACCGAAACCTCTAGCGGTGGCGAGTTCACCTATAACACCTACCAATCTGCACCGGGAACATGGAAAGCCATTGCGGCAGGTGGTGCAGCACGTTACGGGCAGGCTGGCGATCATCGCTGGTATGTGGGCAACGCTGCTACTGGTGCTGATATCGCTTGGACTCAGGCGATGACCTTGGGGGCTAACGGCAATCTCTTGATCGGCACTGCGGTTGATAACGGCGCTGATAAGCTACAAGTGGAAGGATCGGTGTCTGCTAAGGGAATCGCGCTGGCCCATGCCCCCCTTACCGGCGTCAGTGTCTCTACTGGTTCCATGACACGGGAAGGGACGGTTGCGCGTTGTTACGTTGGCGACGGCACCGGCTGGTCCTGGGCATTTAGCAAGCGGGCCGCGTCTGCTACTACTGATCTGGTCACTATCAAGGACAATGGTGACGTCCTGATCGGCTCTACAATCGACAACGGCACGGACAAATTGCAAGTTACAGGCTCGATCAGGGCAAGTAACGGTAATCTTATCAATACTGATGGGGTCTATGTACAGACATCTACCTCAGCAAATGCATCGGCCCGTAACTTTGCGTTCGGTCAAATCTCCTCCTTCGGTCGCTTCGAGCTTACTGTAGGTAATGTCAAGGATGCCGACCCTACGACTGCTGGTATTCCGTTGATGAGCTGGACATCTTCCGGCAACGTCGGTATCGGTAATACAGCGCCTTCTTCCGCACTCAGCATTGGACCAGCAGTAAGTAAAGGAACAGCATTAGCAGAAACGATAACGTTCCCCGGATACTCTACCAGTCCCCAATATCGACTCCTGATTAACCATACAGGGTCAGGGATATTGGGTATCGGCAGCGATGGCGCAGGATCAATGATCCTTGGTCGCGCTATCGACTTTGCCGGCACACCGCAGATGGAATACGCAAGGTTTGATGCCAGCGGCAACCTGTTGGTAGGGGCGACGAGCGGTAATAGTCACATCTTCGTTAAGCAAGTAGCTGAGGGACAGACCATTCTCGGGGTTCACAACGGGAGCAACTACTCATTCGCCGCATTCGCGGTAGCGAACATGAGTTGGAACGCCGCTGGATGTGCTGTCGTAACAGGTAAAAACGCCACCACTGACCGCTCGATCAACACCGCAGGCACCATCAACGCATCTGGCGCTGACTACGCCGAGTACATGACCAAGGCTGAGGGCTGCGGCGTGCTGACTAAGGGCCAGATCGTCGGTGTCGATGCGGAAGGCAAGTTGACCGACAAGTGGGCAGAGTCGGTGTCCTTCCTCATCAAGTCCACTGACCCGTCGTATGTCGGTGGTGACGTGTGGGGCAGTGAGGAGGCGCTGGGACTGGCCTACCCTACCGACGAAACCAGTGAAACTTATGCTGCTGATTTGGAAGCCTTCAATTCCGCGCTGGAAGCAGCACGTCAGAAGGTTGATCGAATCGCTTACGCAGGCCAGGTACCTGTCAATGTGCAAGGTGCCATTCCTGGTCAGTACGTTGTGCCTCAAGCTATGGCTGATGGCAGCATTGGAGCCCGTCTGGTAGGAGCTTCAGGGATCTCACTGCCGGAATACATGGCTGCTGTGGGCATCGTGCAGAACATCCTGCCTGATGGTAGGGCTAATGTCCGTGTGAAAGTCGTTTAATCTATCAACAACAAGGATCTGAGCAATGCATATTCTTTCCATGGTTTCTTTGTTAGTACTGGCAATCCTGCAGCTTTGTGATGGTCTGCTTACTGCAAGAGTGTTGGCTCGTGGTGGATGGGAATTGAACCCTGTTATGCACTACCTAATGGATAAATTGGGTATCACTGCAGGGCTGATCCTACCTAAACTGGTTTTAACGGTGCTGCTCTGGCTTTACGTGAGTAATTATCCATTGGTGTTGGTGCTGCTCGTGATTACCTATCTGATCGTGGTAGTCCACAACTGGCAACAGTTGAGCAAGGATTGAGTCACTGAATCTTGCGTTCTGTCCAGAAACCAACGATTTGTTTGACTTAATTCATTCTTACAGGCAACAATTCCTATGAACAAGGTAGAATACTCCGACACCATTTTTAACCTAAATTTACAGAGATTCAAAATGCGAAATGTGAGTGCTCCCGAGTTCACCAGCTATGCCGGATCAGTCACTGCCATCGGCGCGTCCATGACGCTGACCAATATTGGCATCCTGATCGGTATTGTTACTGCACTGCTGACGTGTGCACTCAACATTTACTTCATGCGACGCAAGGATCAGCGGGAACAACGGGAAAGTGATGCCAGGATGGCACTGCTGTCCCAGAAAGAGGATGTGGTTCATGGATAATGACACCAGCAACCGGCTCAGGGTGGCAGTGGCCAGCCTGGCTCTGTCTGCAGCAGGCTTCATTGGCATCATCTCCAGCGAGTATTACACCGATAACGCCGTGGTGCCGACATTAAACGATCGGCCCACAGTAGGCTTTGGCTCGACCTACTGGGAAGATGGTACACCCGTCAAGATGGGCCAGAAGATCACGCCAGTGCGGGCCTTACTAGTGGCCAAGACGCACATCAGCAAGGAGGAAGTGAGCTTCCGAAAGTCTTTGCCCGGTGTCGCACTGTCGCAGACCGAGTACGACGTGTACATGGATTGGGTCTACCAGTACGGCACCGGCGCTTGGTCCGGCTCCAGCATGCGCAGTCACCTCCTAAGAAAAGAATATGCAAGTGCTTGTGGGGCACTGCTGGCATATAAGTTCTCCGGTGGTTATGACTGCAGCATCCCCGGTAACAAGGTGTGTGCGGGCGTCTGGACACGCCAGAAAGCCCGCTACACCACCTGCATGGGGGCACAATGAATATTCAAGGTCTGTTGATTGCGGTATTACTCTGGGTTGCTTCGATAGCTGGCTCATTCTTCTATGGTCAATCGGTAGGAACCGACCAGGAGAAGGTCAAGCAGACTGAAATCAAGCAAGCTATCGAAGACACCCGTGAAGTGGCACGTCAAGGAGCTGCAAGTGAAATTGCAAAAATTAAAGTTCGGAACACCACCATTCAAGGCAAGGTCACCACACTGGTCCGTGATAATCCTGTGTACCGCGATTGTGTCAATGATCCTGCAGGGCTGCAGCTCATTAACGAAGCGCTCACCGGTAAATCCAGTGGGACCGGACGCTACAGTGGTGATGGCTTGCCCACTACTGTCTCCCCTCTCCGATAGTTCCTTCGGAGGCACCGTGGCCAAGCTAGTGGAGGTAGGTAGCCAATACAACGAATGTCGTACTGCTGCCCTGGCTGGATTAAAAAAGTGATTAGCCTCCTGTCCCAGATGTTGATACTGGTTAGTGAAATACCTGCCCAGCCTGAACCGAAAAGAATCACTGCAGCTGAGCCAGTATATCGGCCTCGCTGCAGCGAATGTGACGACGAAGGACGAGATGCCCGTCTTCCTTGTGAAGGGCATGACTGAATCTGGGAAAGGAGGTGATCTTATCTACACCGATGCCCCGGATGTTCTCGGGGCATTTGTGTTATTGGCGCACCAAACTGGCAGCAGGTACGGGAATGCAGTAAGCGTACAGGAAAGCTCCTCCACTTCTATCGCGGGATTGCTGTTGTAAGTCTGCTGCTGCAGCCCTACATGCCTGCCCATCATTCATCACTGCCAGTGTAGAAGGGGAAGTGTGACCCCCACTTGACCCAATCAGAAGCCAGACAATTGCCTTGATCATTTGGCTTCTACCAGCTTCAGGATCTGAGCAACCTGCTCTTCAGTCACCCCAAGCACCGTCCAGCTCTTCTTGGCCTTTTGCTTGATGGTCAGGATAGCCTGAGCTACACCAACCGAAGTAATCCCAATAGCCAGCATCTTCTGGATGCGTTCCTTGGGTCCACCTTCCCCCAGCTCGACACCATTAACGACACGCTTGGTCGATGCCATGACTGGTGCGTCATCCCGGGCATCATTCAAGACATCAGCACGGGTGTCTTCGCTACCGTCCAGTTCAACTTCCATGACCTGAGGTGTAGGCTTAACTGGCTTGGCTACTGTCGGTTTCGGGAATGGCTTTGGTGGTTTGGTCTTAGTACCTGGCTTAGTGGTAGGATCAGGAATGCCGAGGCGATCCCAGCCAACTTTGGCTGTTTTTTTAAAGATCACTAACGCATCCAGATCGTCACGGTGGCCACTAGCCTGCCACTTAGCATACATGGCTTGAGCCTGCTCCTTACGGGACAGCTGTACCTTTTCTTCTTGCTGTTCGACCTCGGCCACCACTTCTTTCGGGTCAGTGGGTTGGTCCAGTGTCTCAGCTTCAGCATTACCGATCGCTTCCGCTTGAACAGGTGCTACCAAAGTAGCTTTCACCTCTAGCTTCATGGTTCCCAGCTTCTTCACCTGCACACCGCCACCATGCTGTGCCGTGATACGCACTTCATGGGTCTTGCCGATGTGCTGACCGCTAAGTGCCTTAGCTAGCAGCTGCTTGCCATCTTCCAGCTTGGTGATGGGCTCATTACGATTTAGTAAGTTGTACTGTTCCTTGGTGAGCTCCGCGATGATGTGATAACCACAGACACGCATCTTGTTGGCGTCGTAGGTCGGCACAGCGATCACGTCTTCCGGAGTCAGCTTGGCCAGTACGCACACGTCGCCATTGAAGCCCCTGATGTAGCCACGACGGGCCACATGCAGGCCGTTGGAGCACTCGTTGTTGCGGTTGTGGTCCACCAGCTTCTCATCCATGCAGACGTAGGCCCCGACCCACTGTTCTACCTTCTGGGTATGGCAGTCCACGTACGTGTCCTTGCCATAGGTACGAAGTACCTTGTAGATCAGGATGGTGCCATCATCCGCGATTGGCAGGTCAGCTCGCTCCAAGAACTTGAGCAGGTCTTCCACCGAGTGACTGCGTTTGTCGATTACTGAAGCCAGCCGCTGTAGGAACGCTTCGACACCCTGAGTCGAACCGAGCTTGGAGGCCCGGGCGAACTGGGTCTTGATCCGTTCCATACCCGGGATGATGGTATCCCCTACCACGGCGATGATGGTGTCCGGTGCCGCAGCATGGACTTCATCATTGCGGTCATTGGGAGTTTCCCCATTGGCTTCCACCACATTGCCCTGCTTGCCGACCGTGACTTCATGGAAGTCTGGTGACGATACCGGCACAGCATGCTGCATGATCTCGGCCACGACAGACTGGGTCTGTTCGACTTTGGATGGCATCTTGGCAGCCATTACTGCTTCAATACTTTCCTTCGTTGTCGGAATGTGGCCGAGCGCCTGTTCCGGGACCACCTCTACTGGCTTCGGTGTGAACAGGTTCTTCAGCCTTTCCTTGGCCACCCTGAAGAACTTGACCACGCCCCCGGATTTCTCCTCGAACTGGGCATAGCTGTTGTCCTCCGGTTGGTCGATGGCCACGTAAGCATGGTCCCTCTCGACCAGCTGGGGCGTGACGGCATCGACGATCCGACGCAGGCGCGGATCGCCTTGGGGAATGACGATCGTACTGCCATCGTCCTTGTACAGAGTGAGATTGCGGGTATCGACCACTGCCGCAACGATACGAATGAGATTACTCATGGGGCTTCCTTTTAGTTTTTAAGTACGAGAGCCAGGACATCAATGGCAGCCTTGGCTAGCTGGGGAGAGGTATCGCTCGAATTCAACAAACGAGCTAAACCAGACTTATCAAGGATACTCAACAGTTCACTATCCTTGACCTTTTTAATGAACAGTGCATTCGCTGGATCGAGAGGAATAGCATTCAAATATGTGCGCACACTGGCCATATCAGGCGGGATGTTGTAGCGATGATGGGAAATCAAGTCCTTCCAGAGGTGCACATACTTCCTGTCTTCCTCGGTCAGATTATTCACCAAGCCAAATTCCTGTCGCAAGATCTCAGTGTTGTACACCATTTCAATGACTGAAGTGTTATAGAAGCAGTCGGAATAGTACGTCGTCAAAGCCCGGTTCACATCGAATGCCCAGTATTCCCTGATAGTCGGACTGTTCAGCATGTAATCACAGACCTTTTGCCGAACATAGTCCGTCATCTCGGGAATATTCTTGCCCTTCCACTTCGCATGCATGGATGAATTGGTGGTAATGCCACCTTTATCCCCGAACAATTCGACGATATAAAAAGACGCCAATTCATCCCAATGATCCAACACCAAGGTCGAAGTGGTCTTATTGATTTTTACTTCTACCAAGAACTCAGGATTCTCAATACGGGGTGCCGTATCCAGTCGAGACAATGTAGTATTAATATGCATGCGAACATTCTTGGCTGGCACGACTGACTTCAGGCACGCCAAGCCTTTCTGTACTGGCTTGCGTGCAGAATAGTCCCGCTTTTCTGGTTCTTCTTCCCAATCCTGTCGTGTAGTCAGGTCCACCACAGTCATACCACTAGCTTGGAAGAACGTAAGTGCTGCTTCCTGCTCGGCCTTCTTCATGCCAACGTGGTACACCAGGAAGCCCTCGTACTTGCCGAGCTGCTTGAACACGTCATGACGGAAGATCCGCAACTTGAGATCTCGGCGTGATTTGGTGAGTACGACGATGTTGCGCAGGTAAGGCAGTGTGGCAAACAAATGACGTGGAGCCACCATGTTGAAGGCCACCATGGGCGGGGTGCTGGTGTCGTAGGAATTGCTAGGTGCATTGGCGTCACCGGAATCGAACACATACAGCTTCTTGTGGTCGATGCCCGCCTTGATCAGCTTGACGACCAGCGGGCCCACCACACAACGCTGCAGCCAGTCGTTGGGTTCATGACCACGCTGGAAACCAGCTTTCACCTTGTCCAGATGCCGCAGGAAGGTCTGCACCGTGCCACGCTGCAGCAAGCCAGCCACCACCATCTTCTCCAACCGGAACTTGATGTCTTGCTTGCGGAAGTCCAACGACTTCGGATAGTTCGATTCCATGTACCGCTGAGACATGGTCAGCAGATCGCTGATATGGGTCGGATGGGTGGAGTCTCCCTTGATCGGCAGGCATTCAGCCGTGGTCAAGAGATCGGCAATACGCTTGTCGGCTACCGCATTTTCCACTGCAGCTTGGGCGAACTCGCTGCAGGCTTCCTTGAAGGTCGTGTTGAGCGTATCGACGAAGCCACCCAGCAGCATCTTCAGCGTCTTGATGGTGTGCTCTTGCATCGACAGGGATTCTCGGCTTGGGGTCACCGAGATGCTGTGCGGGGGAGCTTGGAAGATGATGTTGTAGTTCCGGCTGTGGCGACCCAAGGCTTCGAGATGTGCCTTGATAATCTTGTATTCGTGGCCGATCTCCGAAGCCGTATCTACCGGATAGATCACGTTCCCATACCGCACCATAATGTCGGTTTGGTTCTCGATGAATTCGCCGGGTGCGATCAGGTAGTTGGCTTTGGTCGTATCGAAGCCAAGGGTTTCCACTTGCTTCCCGTTGAAGAGCACATTCATGTCGCCGTTCTTGGCGATACGCTGCACCAGCCGCATGAAGCGATTGCGATTCATGTTGTTGAGGATGCGGATCGTCACCTGCAGGCCGGTATCCGTGGTTGGGAACGAAGCGATCGGAATGATTCCTGGCTTGCCCATGGCCTGTGCCGACGACTTGGAAAGGTTGTAAATTGTTTTCACCCCATCGTGGCAGGATATCACCTCGAAATGGTCAGTGTAGGCAAAGGGTGCCTTGCAACCCAGACCGAAGCCACCAGTCTGCTGGCCATCGTTCTTTTTGGTCGAGTTGCCGTAGGTGCCGTAGATTAGCCCCATGTCATCCTTGTGGATGCCCCGGCCAAAGTCCTTGATGATGAACTTATCGTCGGTGATGGTGACTTCCACTGGCTTGTCGGTATAACCCGCTTCGATATGGGCATCCCATGCATTGCACAGCACTTCACGCACCACAGCCAGAATCTGATCCTTGTACAACGTGGACGACAGGATGTTGAAGAACTCGGCACTGGACGAGATACCGAATTCAATGGGCTGGCTGCCACCAATGATAGCGTGCGTGATATGGTCTTTTTGATGTGCTACTTGCATGGGATTCCTCTAATTATTCGTTGGGTTCGTTGATGTAGTGTTTGAATTCCAGCCGGGTGACGTGGTATTCCTCCAATAACCGATCCACGTCTTCCTCGGTCATCTGTTTTTCCAGCCAGGGGGCTTTGATCTTGCGATGGTCAAGGATCGTGTAGCTGAATTCCTCGTCGTAGCCTTCCTCGGCGTCTTCCATCGGGCCGGATACCTTGTCCGGTCGGCCCGGGGAATAGTGATCAACCCTGCAGTAGCAGGGGATGTCATTGATCTTGGTTTCAAAGGTCACCATGCTTAGTACTCTCCTCTTCGGTCAGGGTCTACTTGCTGGTGCTGGAGTTTATGGATGTACAGGGCCAGATCATTCTGAGCCTGTTGCAGCTCCAGCCTGACCTGTTCCCTGTAGTTAAGATCAATGACTCCGCTCATTCGGGCATTGTCCAGTTCCGCTTCGACCAATTTACGGATCTTTAGCACTAGTATTCTGGCCTGTCTATCATTGAACATGGCATTACTCCTTTATGCTGCTTCTTTCTCCTTGGGGTTGAGATAATCATTCACCGCTTCCTTACAGATGGTGATGATCTCTTCTTTACCAGCATTGTTGGGTAGAGTGATCGGGTTATGCCAGGCAGGCCAGAAGATGTCCAATGCAGCACCCAGCTTCACGGTCGGATGCTGTATCTCAGGCAGCTCCTGCCACTCCATGCAGGCGATCAGTTCCCGGTTGACCCACTCCGTCACTTCGGCGTCATCGGTCCACAGGTAGTACTGGGCATCATGAATCTGTGCACAAGGCCAGATGTCATAGCGATACTTCGAGGCCCATACCTTCTCCATGAAGGCATTGGCTGCCCGGTTGTTCAGCAAGCCATAGGACTGTCCCAGTGCATTGCCTGCAGTCCGGCCTTCCGCTGCAGCTTCATACGGCATGCGCGATGCACCGTAAATCACCTGCTTGAGTAGGGGGGTCCGCAACCGCAGCCCGAATGCCACTTCCACGTAGCCATCCTTGGTGGCCTGCTTGATGCGATCGGCCACATACTGGTCCGACACCTTGTAGAGCTCATGGTAGTTGGCTTCGATACGCTGTGACTTCTCCTTGGGCCAGCCGAGGTTGGCCATCATGCCGTGGTACGTGCCTCCGTACGTCAGCAGGAAGGTTGGAGCCTTGCTGTCCTGTCGCCAGTGCTTGGCTTCCTTCTTGATGCGGTTCACCGACTTCGGATCGGTCACATCAATGTTCAGTCCTTCCGCAATGAGCTCTTCCCGAAAGTAATACGCTGCACGCAGACAGTGACCATCGAATCCTTGGATGTACACACCCAATTTGTTCGGATCTTTGGTAGTGAGTGCCGAGATATAGTCTTCCAGCGAGTTGAAGTCCGCTCCACCGAACACCATACCCTTGGGAGCCATGAAGATGGTCTTGATCAGCTTACCGAGGTGTAGTTCCACGCCGTCGATCATCATAGTGACGTTCGATGGAATGTTTTGCATGTTCGGATCGGAGGATGACAACCTGCCCGATACCGTGCCTCCGAGGTTAAAGCTACCATGAAGCCAGATGATGCCATCCTTGGCTTTCTCGATCCCCTTCTCAAACGCCGGGATGAAGTTAGACAGGATAGTGGTCACTTGGCCATGGCCGATCAGTGCCGTGATCAATCCCTTGTAGGCATCGTCATCGGTGTGGTGCAGCAGCTTCTCCAATGTCTCCGCTCCGGTGGCAGGCAGCTTGGTGTCGGTGAAGTCGAGTACCGGCAGCCCCATCAGCTCGTACAGCAGGAACTGCAACTGTGGACCACTGTTCGGGTTGAACTCAAAACGGGGGAAGGTAGCCCGGTCCTTGGGCTGGATCTTGTCAGGATTCTTGGCTTTGCCTCGCCGTTCTTCATAGTCTTTCCGCCATTCCTTCTCGGTCATGGCGTCTTCGAACGTGGACAGCACCGGGGTCTTGCGGATCGTAGCCAGGAATTTATCCCGAATCCGCTCCAGCTGCTCCTTGACCTCTTGCACCCGCTGCTTGTTCATCGGCATGCCGGTCAACTCCATCTGCAGGATGGTCTTCAGGCTCGGAAGGAACAGGTTGTGGTAGATGGCTTCCTGATTGTCGGCCACCAGCACCGGCCAGTACTTGCCACGGACATAGTGGGTGGACAAGGTATCGACACCGTTGTACTGCAGCAGCTCCGGCAATGGGATGCGCCGGATGTCCTTGATATCGTCCTTGGCCCAGTTGCCAGCGAATTCATGGGCTAGCGACTTCAGGCCCAGTACATTGCCAGCGGTAGAATTGGTGGCCAGGTAGGCGATCAGGCGGGTGTCGTCGATGCCTCCTACCCGGGTCATCACTTCCAACCCTTCCAGCAGCCCTCTCGTATCGAGCAGGTCCTGCATGTACAGCGTGTAGATGATCACCTTCACGTCATAAGCGGCATGGTGCCAGATCAGCTTGCCCTTGTAGGTGTTGAAAAACTGCTTGAGCGCGGCACGAACGGCAGGATTGGGAGCGAAGCGACCAAAATCCGACCGCCGTTCAGTGCCAAGCGGGGCAAGAAGGGAATTATTGGGCTGGTAGTCACATGGAAAAGCAACAAACCGATGTTGATCAGGAGCAAAAGCGATGGTCCCGATCCCTGCCTCGTTAAAACGCAGCGAGAAGGCTTCGATGTCACAGGCGAGGGTTGGGTACTCATGGAGGGCATTTAAGGCCGCCTGGATCGAACTGACGCCTTCTGGGTACACTGCCTGATGGATGATCCCCGTTCCCGGTGCCTGATACGCACCCTGCAGGTGCGAAGCCAAGGCAAACAGTCCCGCATCGAGCTTGGTTTGCAGGGAGGGATCATAGATCAGTTGCTGGTAGTTCATCCCCAGCACGACATGCAGGTGCTGGAAACCATCAATCTTGCAGGGGAGAACGTAGCCAGCGTGGACATCGGCCTTGGCTTGGCCGGTGAGTACCTTGAAGAAGGCACTATCGGAACAATACAGGTGGGTAACCTTCAGGGAGGTGAGCGCCGGAAGCAGGGATTCAAGGAGATACTCCTTAATGTGCTTCACGGGCGCCTTCCCCAGTTCATTGTATTCTAATGTATAAGCGATAACATTAGTAGGGCTCAAACCGTGCGCGGCCAGCTTGTTGACGTAATTCTTCCGCAGTTCGTCCTGTTTGAAGGCTGACACCTTCATCAACAGGGCGACTTGGTAGTTGCCGTCCACTGACGGCTCGAAGAGGTGGTAGCGCATTGTTATTGTTCCTATGTAATGACCAGTTCCAGCACCATCCGCTTTTTGAGCATCAGGAGCCAGTCCTTGTGTGCTTCCTTGAATGCTTCCACCTGTTCATCCGTCATCTCCCGTGGTAAGACGAACTCAGCAGGCAAGAACAGGTTGTAGATGGCGCTGTGTAAGCTCTCTGGCAGGATCTGCAGGTAGTCATGCACACTGTTGCTGGCATTGAGCATCTTGTTGAAGAAACCAACGACGAAAGGCACCTCGGTGTACTCAAGGTGCTTCTTTTCCGCCAAGTATTCATCCATGCTTGGCTGCAATTCTGGCAGAAGTCGGTTGGTTTTGAAACGGGGATGGGTGAATTCGAAGCTGTAGTACTCGCCCTTGTAGGTGAAGGACTCATGTACGTACCGGGCTGCCGTGGTGTTGGTACGCAACAGTTCCTTCAGTTTGGCTTCGAAACGCCGGTGGGTCGGCGCATACATGGCGGCTTCAAGGGCGTTCTTGATGGTCTGCTTGACCCGAGGTTCCAGTTTGGGTCTGTGCATGGGAGTCTCCCTTAGTTGGGTGCCCCCTTGGCTTGCCTCTGGGAGCGGAGTCGATCGGCAGCCTGCACGATCAAGCTGATCAGTGCACGCATCTTGTAGGTACTGCCTTCTGAGCTGTTGGCTAAAGCCAACTGCTGTCCATAGATCCGGGCCAGACTGTCCAGCTCATCGAAGGTCAGTCCGCAATCATCCATGCTGGATTGGTTGGTCATTGTTTCCTCGCGTATTGCATATCCTGCAGGTGATGCAGTGTGACCAGCAGCACCTTACGGGTAATTTCAAATGCAGAGCCAAGTTTTCTCAGACTTTCTATCGCTTCCTGATAGTCCTTGATGCCCTGCTCCAGCTCATCGTTGGTGATGCTTCCACCATCACAGCATTTACGATAGAGATCACGACTCACAGCAGCCCCTCCGGTATGTCGACTTCATCGCCCAACTTGCTGGCGATTAGGCAGCGCATGGCGGCGATCAGGGGCGTTTGGCCGTGGATATTGCGGCTACTATCCTTCGACGCCAGCCATAGCTCTTCGTAGTGGTCACCCTTCTCGTTCCCTTTTGGGAAGTACAGGTCATTACCACGAAGTACATTAATGCGCTCGCGCTCGATGATCGGACCGCCCTGTGCCCAGTTGGTGGAATGGGACTGCTGCCACAATCCCGCCTCCCATACCGGATTGGGGAACAACGAGCCGTCATCGTTACGCATCAACGTGGTGTTCTTCCCCTCGCACTTTGCCACCGCCCAGTCAAGGGCAGCGCCGATTAATTCGCTGGTTTTGATCATCATGCGAAGTCTCCAACGAGATAAATATAATGACGTGCCCTACTTACGGCTACATACATCAAGCGAGCAATCAGGTCACCCAAGTTACACCGGCTCACATCGTCCAAGTCGATGAATACTTTGTCGTAAGTGGAGCCCTGACTCTTGTTGATGGTCTGCGCAAACGCTGCACGCAGGTCGAACCAGCATTCCTCGATTTCGGCCAGCAGTCGATATTCGTTGAGGGCTTTGGCTCGCTTCACGCGCTCATTCTTGGCAGCCAAGGACTTGGGGAAGAATGCCCGGATGCTGTAATCGACCGTGACCCAGTTGCCGACGACATCGTGGTACTCGACATCGGGTTCGATGCAGGTGATGTACACCAGTTGATCGGTCTTGATACTGTGCTTGCCTACGATGACATGCTTGTTGCATACCACGTAGTCACCCACTGCAAAGTGCGGGTCACCGGAAATGTGGTTATTCACCGCATGGTTGTAGTCGATCACGCACTTGTTGGTCCAGCCAAGGATCTTCGAATCGTTGTAACGCCAGTCGTTACGGGTGAATTCGTCGATGATCCTGTCCTCGAAGTCACTGCGCGGCAGATGGACAATATGATGGCCATCTGGCTTGAAGTTAAACCACTGACCACTACTCACCGTATTTCGGAACTGGGTAGCTAGTGTGATGATCGGGTTGCCTTCAGCCTGACGCATCACCTTCTCCAGTTTGGCCGTGGTAAAGCCTGCATCGAATACTGGAGTGTTGTTGTACTTCACAGGAGGAAGCTGGGCCGGATCCCCGATGAACATGATCTTGCAGTTCTGGGTCTTCTTGAAGATCGTGGTCAAGAGCTTACTGTCGATCATGGACGCTTCGTCGATGATCAGGATGTAACCGAATTCCGGGATTTCACTGCGAGGTACCAGTTCAGTATGGCCGGTACGGTAGTCCTTCGACACCCGCAAACCAAGGAAGCTATGAATAGTCCGCACTTCCATGCCGGTGATCTGGGCCAGTGCCTCGGCTGCCTTGTTAGTGGTAGCTGTCAGCTGAATCTGGTAGTCGAACATGCTCGGGTTGACCAGCTTAGCCATCTGCAAGTACTTGGGCATGTTGTCCATCAGAGTCTTGACCAGCGTGCTCTTGCCGGTGCCAGCGTAACCTTGCAGTACAAAGACCTGCTCGATCGGGCTGATCAGGAAATTGATGAACATATTCTTGGCTTTTTCCTGGTCCTCGGACAGGATGAAGGCTGGAGCTGTGACATCGACTTCTTCCGGAGCAGGAGGCCACTCACTGCGATCAAACAGATCATCTATCGCTGCATCTTCTTCTTCAGGCGAGTTAAAGTCACTCATGTGGTTTCCTATTCGGTGTGGGTGTTGTAGTAGATAATTTTCCCGAACGGGGCAGTCCAGTCCGGGTTATCGTGGATCATCCACAGGATGTTGGTGTTACAGGTATCCCTGTCGTGATAGAAGCCACCATCAGTAAAGATCATGGCCACCTTCGGCTTGGTCTTCTCGATATGGTCCAATACATCGGTGATGACAGTACCACCCCGGCCATGGAACTTCACATTGGCCAAGTCCACGACGTTACGCACCGGAGTGATCGACTTGATGCAGGTGTCGAACTGTCCCAGCTCGATCTTTTTGGGCTTCATCATGCGCAGGATACCGTTGATCTCGGAGACGAAGCGTTGGAAGTCCTCATCGGTTTCCGAACCAGAGATATCCACCCATGCCTGGAAGTCCACCATGGCCCCTTCGCTCCACAGCGATGGAAGATAGTGATCTGGCATGAAACGACGGTTGGGTCGCTTCCAGCTATAGTCGAACTTGCCCAAGCTTTTGAGCCACTTGCGCAGAATGGTCTGCCATGGCAACTTGGGGTCGAGCAGCTTGTCGAGGTACAGTTCGATCTCGCCAGGAATGGCTCCTGGCTTTTCATTGGCCATGCGGGAATGGGTAATGGCCCGAACCAAGATGTCATCGAGCGATCGCTTCAAATCATCGGCAGGCATCTTGTCGCCTTGCCCTTCACCGTCACCTTCCCCGGGTTCACGCAGGTCCGGCATGCCATTTTGCGGTTGCGGTGCCCCTTGCTGTTGTTCCTCCTGCAGGAGCTTGTACACTTCTTCGGTGCTCATGCCCTTGAAACGGTCATCGGCCAGTCGCATGGCAGGCAGCTTGAAGCCACGTTCCAGCAAGTACAGGTTGATAACATGATCGGCTGCAATGTTGAACAGGTTACGGTCCCGGGTACCTAGACGCACCGTATGCATGTAGGCCACATGGCAGCACTCGTGCACCAACACACCGATCCGTTCTTCTGGCCTCAGGCTCAGGAAGAAGTTACGGTTGAACCCCAGCTTCAGTCCCGTGGTCCATGCGGTTGGGTGGGCATCATCCCAGACGAACTTCATGCTGAACAGGATGGTAGTAAAGAAGTGGGTTTCCGGGTGCTGCATCAGGCCGATCTTGGCCTTGTCCAGCAGCTTGTTCAGCTGGGCTTGATCAATGGTTTGCATGTGGTCCTCTGTGGATTGGAAGGGCGAAGCTCACCCAGCGCAGGACAGCGCCTGTCTTTAATAGGCTGGGTGAAATTGGGCCACGTTAGGTTGAACAGCAGGCTCTTCATTTTTGTAGAGGAACTGCTTGAGCCGGATAATGCGGTTGTGGTGGTATTCGGCAGTCAACTTGTGGATCTGCACTCGCAAAGCCGCGTATTCTGCCATGGATTGGGCTTGCAGCTCAGCCAGCTCTGCTTGTTTGAGTTCAGCATGGGCCAGCTTCATTGGAGTAGGTTGAAACCGCTGGAGGAAGCGTTCCCACCAGCTTAATGTCTGTCCGTACATGATAATCCCCTATATCATTTATATTGTTTTCCGTATTCGCAGTTACAGGGCTTCCTGCCCTGATCACAGTCACCAGCACAACCATAGACAATGCGATGTGCTTCGGTACGACGATCCTTGCCAGTACGACGTTCCCCGATCAGGTACTGCCAAAACAGTACCCAAGGCCATGTCGATCCCTTACGCCGGTCACTCATAGCAACTTGTCCTTCGCTGGCCAGATGTGATCCACCTTATCCAGCAGTTCTTCCAGTGTGCTGGCCTCGTACGATTCAAAGCCAACCGGAGTCTCTGGGTATACCTGAAAGACAAAGACACCCTTTGGATCTACCGGCTCGTAGTACAGGGCACTTTGACGACAGTCGATGGAAGCGGAGACACCGGACTCCAGCATCTTCTTGAGCTTACGGAAGCGTGCACCATCCTTCAGCATGGCTTCAACATCCTGCTGAAAGGCCATCATCTCGTGATGGGTCATTACCTTGGCTTTGATACTCACTAGTTTCTCCTTACAGGAAGTAGGCAACGGCCCGGACAGGATTGCGACGCAAAGGATCGTCGAACTTAGTAGGATCATCCTTGTAGGTGGTTTCAACCCGGTTATCCTTGTGACGCACGAATTCAGCAAACAACCTGCCTGTGTCGGCCGAGAATACCTGCGCCACGCTGGAGCCATAATGGTTCATCGACATATGCATGAAGCAGCGCATGGCTGCCGTGTTCGGCTTGTTGGCGGTGGTCTTCTTCACCACTACACCTTCTTCGATGTAGGCAGTAATGATCGGACGTTGGGAGTTGACCCCTTCCAGTACCTTGCGACGTTGAGTAATAGTGAACATGTTAGGCAGCGATTTTCTCAAGGGTGAATGGATGGACATCACGGCCAAACAGCACCGCTTTGCCTCTTAATGTATTGATCTGATGGGTGACCGGCTCTAGATGAGCCGGGTTAACGCAACAACGAGTACTACAGCGATGGTCGAGCAACAGTCCTTCCGGGATGGGACCAACCAGTGCTTCATAGGCCAGCCGATGGGCCATACGCTCATCGCCATCATGGAACAGCCTGCCATAGCCATTGCGGTTCAATCGAGCGACCCACACCCAGCACTCGCCAACAGGGGCAAGTACCAGTACGGGAACCACCCGATCAAGGATCTTCTCGATGAGCCTTTCTCGATGGGTGTGGGTCATGATGTCCTACCCGTTAAGAATGGCTGTGACGTGGACGACCTTCGAGATGATCAGGCCTACTCCGGCAATACGGTGCTGATAATTGGCATCCATGCAGCGGATATGCGCTAGTACTGCTTTGTGCAGCGACTGACCATCATTGATGAAGCCAGAATTGAAATCGACTTGGCCGGGTGGTGGGGGTTCTCCCACGTACACGGCTTCAGCAATCCGGGTGTAGATGTTCCCATCCCAGAATTCAGTGGGGATCTCATCGATCGGTGGTAGCAACCTCTGTGTACCTCGCCAGAATTCCAGCTCGGTGATCGAATCCAAATCAGCTTGGGTGATATTCCATGGCTTAGGGGGTTCAGGTGCTTTCTTCTTGGCTTTCATGAGTCATCCTTACGTGCGAGCTGGGCGGCACGCTCTGATACCTTTGGGTCAAGCGCGATTTCTTCTCGCCATGCGATCAAACGAGCTAGCGATCCCCGTGCATCGTTCTCGTCCCAAGGGAGTTCACCCGACACTACGCAGGCATCCGTTACGGCGTCATACCACTGCTTATAGCGCGCGAGCTGGGCTTGAACTTGAGCCAACGCCTTTTCGGATTCTGCTGCATGCCGTTGCTCATACTCCTTGGCCTGATGTGCACTGGCTAACTGGGCGCGCAGGTCGGCAGCTGTCTGCTCTAGCTCGATGCAATACAAGCTGGTCGCCTTCGAGATCGGACAGGCTTGCTGCTGGGCGCTATATGCTGCGATGGCGTCGAGGGCGTCGAGGGCGTACTGGCGCATCTGACGTGCGGTGTAGTACGGATCGCCTGCTTTCCCGAATACGCTTGTAAAGCGCAGCGTGTGGTCCGGCAGCGGCGGCAGTCCCTCGTCGCTCCCATGCGCAGCAACAGCGGAGGATGGGGCGGTGCGGCGGGCGGCTTGCCATGCTTCCCATAACTCGCAAACGTAATGATCCGTGTACGAGTCCCCTTCGCGTTCAGATTTCGGGCCAACCCTGTCATTCAGGCCAAGCCACGCCTCAAACGCTGCCCGCTCGGCTTCGATGTTCAGATTGCTCATTGCTGTCCTTTCTCGCCCGACTCCGGGGCGGGGGTTCTCTGCTGATTCATTGCCGCCAGAATCTCGTCCTGGCGGGCCTTCATGAAGTCCGCGATGGTCTGCTGGATGTCCAGAAACTCGCACTTGGTCCGGCTGTGCTGCAATGTGTAGCCGCGCCGCGCCATGAACCACAGGAACACATCGATGGTGTAGATGTGTGCGTCACGCCAAGTGATGGCCTTAGTGCCGTCGTGCGCATGGACCAGTCCGTGGATCGTCTTGAACAGGTCTTTCTGGTCGTGGAAGTCGCGCATGAACTCCGGGAGGTATTCAGCGGAATCCAGCCACGCCCGCAGGTCGCGCGTCACTTCGCACCGCCTTCCTGACCTGCTGCGCCCACAGCGGCGGCTCTGACCCCGCTGAGCAAACGCGCGTTGAGGTAGCCGTTGGCATCCTTGACCCGTACAAACACACGGTGCGCGTCCTTCTCGCCGTCTTTCACCTGATGCGACAGCGCGCCCCATACGTAGTAGCCGACGACGGTATGCTCGACCCATGCGTCTTGGCGAGCGAGGTGGATCAGCACTTTCGACCCAACTGGCGGCAGCAAGTCGCCCTCTACCGGCTCCACTTCACCCGCATTGGCGGCAGCAGGCGCAGGGGCGGCTCGCTGGGCGAGCACTTCGCGCGCAAACTTCAGGATTGCATTCAATGGACCGCCGAAACTCAACCAACGGCTCTGTACCCGGTTGAAAATCTGCACAATCTTTTCGTCGGTCACTACTTCTATATGCTGTGCAGCCGAAGGGTTGGGGGATGGGGCGACGAACTTAGTAACTGCCTCGCGCACCTTCCGTGCTACGTCTTCACCTTTACCGATATAGCGCCATACTTCAGAGTTTCCTTCGCGGACAAGGCTCTGTGAAAAACTAGTAGTATCCAGTTCTTCAGCAACCATGCGAAGGATTTCATAAAGCTCGCGCGCTGCCGTGGTGGCCGCTTGCTGTGCAGTAGTGGCGCGGCGCGCGAGGGCGATCATTTCACGCAATTTGTCTGACGCACTGTACTGAAAGTTACCTTCCAACTGATCAGCGATTGCTTCCAGCTTGTCCAGGTCGATGCCTCCCGGTTCGGTAGTGTGTTTGCTCATGGTGTTATTCCTCGCTGGCTTTCTCGGTGTTGCTGGCGGCGGTGCGCCGGACTTCGCGCTCGATGGCGCGGGCAAATTTGAGCCATCCGGGCGGTAGTCGCTTCGGAACTTCGTGCGTGATTGAGCCGAGCGCGGCCAAAATTTGCTCGTCGGTCAGCTCGCCCGGTACCTCTGCGCTCTGCTGCGGTGCTGGTGGGACAGGTGTTGTCATCACAGTTCCTTTCTTGGTTTAAGGTTTAAAACAAGGCTTCAGCATGCATACCCAACCACTTCTGCATGTCTGCATCGTTGACCAGCTCTTTGTTGCGACCCAGCACCATCCTTACGCACACCACTTGGAATTCCAGTGGCAGGCGCTTGATGTACTTCATCAGTGGGTTGATGTTCACCTTGTTGATCTTGTCCGCAATGCTACCGGACAGAGCAAACAGGATGCTTGGCTCACCTGGTACCTGGATCGATTCAGGATTGGCCATGATCTCGGCTACCGTGGGCAACTGGTCGAAGATCTTGCAGTAGCTGAGAAATTCCCGTGCCACGCCTTCGGACAGGGTACCAGCCAACAGCGGCAGCATGTCGGCGTCGTTGGCGTCCATGATCTTCAGGAAGCTATCCGCAAATTCCCATGTCCGTGGCGAAGCATAGGTACGATCCGAGTGGTCTGGCTTGAAGGTGTACAACAACGTAGGTCGGAACTCCATGAAGCTGATGATGCGGTGGTCAAGACCAGTAGCAGACGCCCACTGTACCCATTCAACAGGATTAACCACCATTTCCATGTGCACGATACGCGACTGCAGTGCAGTGCTCATCTGCTCGACGATGGCTCCATCGGTTTCTAGGTTACCAGCACAGACTACCGCCACATTCTTATGCAGGTTGTACTTGCCCACCATCCGATCGAGCACGACCTTGTAAGACGCGGCTTGAACGGCGACCGAAGCACTGTTGAACTCATCCAGGAACAGCAACCAACCATTATAAGCTTGGCCATTTTCTGGATTAATAGGTAATGAGTCACCTTCAATAGGAAAAGTGTCCATTGGCAAATACCCGGCACGATTACCTTGTATATTAGGAAATCCGAGGATATCTGTAGGGTCACATTGAGAAAGACGTAAATCAATCAATTTAAGATTATATTCACGCGCTATTTGATGCACGATTCCTGACTTACCCTTGGTATTCAAGAGAGTACGTTACCCCCCTCTCCGCTATTAAGCTGCTCATGCTTTCGCATGAGAATAGACTATATCTTCATCTTATACTGACATGGCCGACACATAATGTTGGTCTGTCTCAGCGTCGAAGAATCAGTTCTGCATACAAGTTTTGTAGGGCAATTAGAGCAATAAAATTCTACAAAATTACGTGGATTTTCATTGATCACTCGAATAAAATTCAAGCCTAATTTTTCCCTGAAAAATTTCTCTGTTACAGCAAACTTGGCAGCACTTGCTGCTTTACTGGCATTCAGATAGGGTGTTTTACCCATACTAATCGCGTGTAATTGATTTCCTGATTTTGTAGTCCATTCCAGATTGTCTTTCCAATCATGGCCAGGAACCAAATCCTTGTGATTTACTTCCACATCATCTGGTCCTTTGACCAGATAAATTTCAGCAACCATTCGGTGTACAAAAAATCGTTCAGTTTTACCTTGTATTGACAGAGTAACCCGACGATAGCCTTTTGGCATTACATCGGCTTTTAGTGCAGTACTTTTTCCTTTTCGATATACATTCCCATCTTCTGATACCAGATAAGGCGTATTTCTGAATTGACGCATATTTTACCTTTTAAGGAGAACCACATACATGGTAGACCTGTTGAGGTAAAAAGTAAAGAGCTTCCCATTTCCACCCACTTGGGTGTACGGCTTTCGCCTAGTCGTTGAACGTTCACCTATACGGTGCTTCGCTGCTGATTGCCCAATTCTCATACTTTTCAAGCCTTGGCTTTGTCTTTCGACGCGCAGTGGCAATGAGACTATCAGGAGTTTCCAGCAATTAGAGAAGTTTGTTTTGACACCTCACGGTGAAAGCTATCTAGTAGAGTCAAATAGCTGGTGAGCCATGAATCATGGCCACACGCTTAGCCTTGATGCAGGCCGTGACCATGCGGATGGCCTGACTGATGGTGACTTTCAGGGTCTGTTGTACTTCGTTGTCGTTCTTTGCCATGTTGTACTTTCGTTGGTTTAGCAGCTGCAGGACAGGAAATTACCCTGATTTTCGTTGTCTACTTTCTGTCCAGTGACGATCTCGTAAGCAGGCCAGAAGATGTCCGGGTCGATCGAACGTCCTTCAAAACGACCACCTTCGGACCAGTAGTGCCAGCCATCAGCGGCATGTACTTTGGCATGAGCCATCAGATCGTCATATTCGACGCCCAGCCGGTCTGCGATGTCCATAATGGTCTGCTTGGCTACAGCCCCTTCTTCACGCACCAGCAGCTTCATCTGGTGCAGCTGTTCTTCGGTGGCTTGAGGTTCACGCACCTGTTCAGTCTCACCACTGGCCGGGAAGTCCGGGTGTTCCCAGACATGACGCAGGGAGGTGATTTGACGGGGATACACGATCAGCCAGAAATGCTCACCTTTTTTGATACCACCGCGCTTGATAATAAAGGGATCTACGATACCTACCGTTTTCCAGTCTTCGCCTGTTTGAGCGTAGTTATATGCTTTACCATCGTGACCAATGCCCACATGTTGCCCAGGCTTCAGGTCACATCCAGCTTCGATGGGTTCTACGCCAAGGTGAATAGCGTCACGCTTTTCTTGTTGCGTATGAATCATGCCAAGGGTAGCCAAGGCATCGGTGATGGGGGAACGGCTATCTGCGGCCATATTTTTCTCTCTCTGAAGTGGGAAGCACCAACGCCAGCATGGTGTTGTGCTTACGTTGTAGTTTGATGAGCCTGCGCAGCTCACTGCTGGGAGTGTTCTTCACACCCCGTTTTTGAAGGAATGAGATCCGTTGATTAACCTCAACCGGTGTGAATGCCTTCACACCTTTCATGGCATGGCCAGAGTTTTCTGGAAAGTTGTCTTAGCTACTTCTTTAGGCTTGAGACCACCTTCAATAAAGTACTGATGCAGCAGAGTGTTGATCATGCGTACACCAATGGTGTTCTTCTCGTGGTTTTCGGTCAAAACCTTCATGATGGACGTAACTACCAGATCTTTGCTGACAGTAGGAATCAGAGTCAGATAATGGGCCAGTAGTTTGCTGTTCTCCAGAATATTCTGCATCTGTTCAAGGCTGACTTTATCCATTCCATAAGCCAAGCCAACACGACCAAGAAATTCTGTCTTCAAACCGAATTCACGCAGCCTGTCGATCGTAATGTTCTCTTCACCATTGAAAGCACCAGCAAAGATGAATAAGACATTATCTGTCTTGATGTTATGGTACTTGCCGTAGTCAGCCGAGATGTTGGCCAGTCCTTCAAGCGCTTTCAGGAACTCATTCTGCACGCCATTGGTGGTTTCATGGGCCAATGCGGAGTTGGAGTTGCCACTGATGAACAGCTTGTCAAACTCATCAACGAAGCACACCACTGGACGGCCACCATACTGCACCAATGGAGCCAGTGCCTTGGACAGGGAATTGCCTGCGGTGCCTTCCTTGGTCAAGCCAGCCGCATTGATCTCAACCATGGGGAGGTCAAGCTCTTCGCACAGCATGCCGATGTTGTGGCTCTTGCCTGAACCGGAGGGACCGGTGACGATGAAATGCGGACGGATCTCGCCTTCACTGTTGAGGTAGATGTTAAGGATGCGACGGATGCTGTCGATGGACTTCTGGCTCACGGCAATACTCCTATTTTTTGGTTTTGGTTCGGTTGATTTGTTGAATATTTAATTTTTTAAACATGCGACGAGCTTCGTGCAGGGCTGGTGACATGTGGGTAAGTCCCAGGCGGTAGTGCACGATGTTCCAAGCCCAGCGAATATGGAACCACATTACTGTGCATCCAGCAGTTCTAGTACAGCTTCGCTTACCGCCTGATCATAGGCAGTTAGTACGTCATTGCGACCCCAGCCAGTCTTAGTGGCTAATTTGGCGGCAAACTTGGCACGAACCAAGTCAAGTAGCTTTTTGTTCATCTTGTAGCTCCTTCAGCAGCGTGTTGTGGTAGATCATCAGCAAGCTGACGATAGAGTTGGGTGTTTGTAGTGGTAACTGACTTAAAGCAAGGTCAATAACCGACTGAAGGCTGTTCAGTGTGGGGAACAGCCCCATTGGTACCGGACGGACGACCGGCTGCTCAGTTGACTTAGTTGAACTTGCTTTAGTACTCATGCAGCCTCCAGATCAAAGCCAAGTTGTGCACTCTTTGGAATTGGCTTGCCTTCAGGAGCTGCATACAGTGCTTGTACCGCCAAACTTTTCTTCTGTGGGTCATCTGAAAGGATCAAGCCAGCACCAATCAGGATGACAGCTAATTGTTCCCTATTGCACTTCTTCAGGAACACGGAGATGTTGCCTGGTGTCAGTGCCGGGGTATTCAGTATCTGTTCCAGCATGTTCGGGTCAATCTTGTGCTTGTACAGCAACTGGATAACCTTATTGGCTTCAGTGTTTACATTGCCAAAGCGTGCTTTCATCGGGCTGTCGATGCCCTTCTCTTCCAACACACGGCCCACGGTGCGGGTGGAGACACCAAGAAAACTGGCGATCTCCTTGATCGTCTTGGGCTTGTCTTTGGACGTGTAAATGGTGACGATCGCCTCTTTCTGGGCGTCGGTGATTTTCTTGACAGGCATGTTCATACCTCGTTGGTTTATCGGTTGGATATAGTAGAAAAATCAAAAATTTTATTAATTACTATATCGGTTGAGTAGTTTTGGGGAAGTCAGGGACACTTGTAAAAACTTCTACAAAATCACCCTGTTAGTGAGATTCATACGCTTGGCCATGGGCTCGACCTTCCACGCACCATGGATATTCTGGCTGCCTAGCAGCCCACCTACACGCAAGGGACGAGGGAAAGCATTGGGGATAATTCTCCGCAGGTTGTCAATCTGGCGGATATCATAAGCAGACAGGAAAGCCATGACTTCCTTGCCAGAGTACTTGGCCAATGTTTCAACTGTCTGGCTTCCCGGATCTTCCGGATTGTTAGCCACGAACTGGGCAATCTTGATCAGCAGAGTTTGATACAGCATGAATATTGTTATTCCTTGGTTTAAAGATGTTCCCCACACTTGGGGCAACCGCACATATAACGCTGTGCTTCGTTCATGAAAGCGCCACAGTGGTGGCAGTTGGAGAGCTTCTTGACCTTGGGTACCGATCGAATATCCAAGCCAGTGTCCACCAGTGCATCACTCTGCTGGCACAAGTTGGTATCCACCGTCGGACGTACCCGCTCGTCAATGTATTCCTTGGGCCAAGGTACATCGGTGGGACGACGATAATGCATGGCCTGAGCCAGTTCAGCATCAATGACCAAGGCTTCATTCAGGTTAGTGGTGTAGCCTTCATAGCCCTGCCTCCACCACACCATGCAGTTACCGAGATAAGTACGACTGTCTTGCAGGTAGAACTGTCTCACGCTACCTCCTGTGGGAATCTGTGGGAAAAAATAGGGGAGAGCAGCCATGTAGGCTCCTCTCCTCCAACTCACCCACCGCCCGGAGCGGCGGATGCCCTAATCAGGACAATGCATAATTACTTCCCCTGATTAGTTGCCCCAAGTTGTTATTCAGTTTGGTGTAGGTACCTGGCACACCATGAATCTGGCTCAGAATGTCAGCCAGCAGCTCGCTCTCAGCCAGCTCAGCAAAGATGTTGATGTAGTGTTGGCGCAGGTGGTTCATGTGATTACCGCCACACTTGAACTCGTCATGGACGGTCACCACTGGGAAGGGCTTGTGCTTCAACATCGAAAACACGATACCAGTCAGCCCTTCTAAATGCTGCGTGGAGAGCTGGTGCACGTTGTTGTCATTGACGTATGGGAGGATCACGACATCAGCGATGCCACTACGGTTGTACTGCTCGATGTAGTAGGCCAGCTTGGTGCCAGCCTTCACATCCAATGCCGTGCAGCTGTGATTCTGGCGTATGCTGAGCTCTGCCATCATTACATCGTAGGCATTGTTCGCCATGGCTTCATCATAGTTGCAGCGACGCTGGATGCAGCGCAGGATGTAAGCATCGACACTGTGGATCACATTGGCAGCATTGGCCCGGCCCTTCTCTTCCGGTTCATTGACAGCAAAGTTGTAGGTGAACGAGGTGTGATCGAGCTCATCAATCTCGATGCGCGCGTCCTTGTCTACCATGACCTTGATCCGCGCATCATACCCGTCCGGCAGCTTCCATGCATGTACCAATGCATGAGGTTGCCAAGAATCCAACAGTTCCTGTAACAGGATCCACGCCCCTGGTCCGATGATGCTGGCTGCTTCATAGAAGGCTGCCAGTTCCGGGGTATCTTCCCCGAAGATCTTCTTCGGTTCAGCCTTGGAGCCATACAAGGACTTCATGTAGGCATCCTTGGAGTCGTTCCTGCTTACCCCTGTGCTGACACCGAGGATGTCCTTCATGACCTCATTGAGCTCAGTATAGGCATCCGACCGCACATTCGGATCAACCAAGCCAGTGGCAGTAGCGCCCTTGATGCAGCCAGTGAGCACGCTCATGATCTGCAAGCCAGAACAGCAGGCATCCAGTCCAACCAGATGGCCGGTTGGTTCACCATTCAATACCTTGCGGATGGTCAGTACCGCCTTCATATACAGCGGCTTCTTGTCTGCTTTATCTGCCAATGCTTCTAATTGATGCAGGTTGTTGTTAGCCCATTCGATACGTTCTTCGAACAGCAATTTATCCAAGCCAAAATGATTAGCCAAATCAATCAGCAAGTATTCCCAGCCTGAGTATAAAACCATGTTATTTCTCCTTTATAGTGGAATGTTCAGTACTAAGCAGAGCATCTTGATCTCTGCCGGGATATCTGAAAGATTAATTGGACTGGTATGGGATACCGTTATTACGCGGTACCAGAATGCAGATTTATTGCCCCAATGATGTCCAAGCTTTTCTCGAATGATAGCGCCATAAGGAAGAAACTTTGGCCATTCATCGTATTCTCCATACAGTTTGCCTTCGTAAAACACGATAACCTTAGCCATAAGTCTCCTTTATAGATTCAATACCAGTGCCAGCATTTGAGTTTTCTTAGGTACATTATGTACTGGGATAATTACTCCATCGGTGTTATACCAATTAGTTGGAATACCCATCAATGGTTGATAAGTACGATTGAACACATAGATATCATCTCTACATTCTGGTAGATCGTACCAATGATTAGATGATGCTATTACTTTGTCATTCTGAAATACTGTGAAGAGCGCCATGTAATCTCCTATAGATTTAATACCAATGCCAGCATCTGTAATACCTTGGGTACATCCTCGATTAATACTGGTGTCTTATCTGATCTGTACCATCGAGTGTATTTGTTTTCTGGGACATGGACATAAGCACCGTTATAGACCTCGTGATAATCCTCCATGGATCGTAGATATTGGTGATATTCCTTCCAGCTATCGAACTCACCGAATACCTGAGTTCCATAGAAGACCACTAATTGCTTTGCCATGTAGCCTCCTATGGATAGACCAATGCGGTCATCTGATATTGTTTAGGTACTTCACCCAATTCCAATAGTTCCCATTGATTGCCTTTGTCACGTCCAAGCGTACTGTAGAACACACGCACCCATGCCCATTCAGTTCCAATCTTCTGACATGCGATGGTATCTACAGGTAATCCATAAGGCCGAGGCAGTGTTTGTACCACCAGCCCCAGCACCCTGCCATCCGGGTAGAACAGGATGAGATTTGATGCCATTGGTTTCTCCTATGGATGGACGAGTGCGATCATCTGGAACTTCTTAGGTGGATCAGCACGACCGGGACCATAATGAACCCAATCTATCTGAAGAGACTTATCTGATTGGCTCCAGCTTGCCATTCTTAATTGGCTCCATGGATCTTGTAATGGATAACCTTTTAGTTCAGGGTTATATGCCCATGTACCAATCGGATGGTCTATCTTATTGGGATATCCCATCCCTGCATATTCCACAATGGTTCCATCAGGATAGAACAACAGCAGTCTAGTAACCACTTGGTACCCCACTCAAATATTCCTGATCAGCTAATTCGATCATGGCTTTCTTGAAGGCTGCTCCTTGTGGATTAATGTGATAACCCTGCGAGTAGATCCGACCACGCTTGTCTACCTTATGGGTCATGTAGAATACATTCCCCTGGCTGGCCATCAGGTCATACATCTGGTAGCTGTGACGCTTGAACATCTTCCAGTTGTCGATCTTCTCCGGTGTATCCAACTCATGCGTAGGCTCCTCTTCCACCTTGCACAGAAAGTCCAGTGCCAAGCTCAGTGGTACACGATTCATCAGGTTTAGCACATCGAGACACAGATCCCCATCGTGATGGTTACCTGATCCCAATACCAATGAATCATTATGGGTCAGATAACCAGAGCAGAAATTACTCTTCAATTCCAATGGCTCAATCACCATGGGAGGCAGGCACCGGCTCTCTTCAATGAAGGTGATCAGTTTCTCGCTAAGTGGCATCCTGCTGATGATGCACAGGCTAGCCATGCGATCGGGCTTCACGATATCGAAGGCATCGGTATTACACAGTACGGCAATCAGTTCAGCAATGGTAGTAATGGCTTCCACCTTGTCACTGAACCGTAAACGTGATGCCATCTGAGCCGTTACTGCCGTGAACAGTTCTTCACGCTGGCAATAAGCAATACCAACGAAGATATCAGTCACCAGTACTTCAATGTCCATGTTCTTGAGCTGAGCAACACGGGTATTCTTGGAAGTGAACTCCTTGGTTTCACCATTCTTGGTGGTATAGGTGTAATGCGTATTAATATATTGTTCCACCAGCTTGATACCCTGCTGGACCTTCTTCTGCATGATGGGATCCGTTTGAATTGCATCACGGATATATCCATCAATATGCTTGCGATTGAATCGCTTTTCATTGTGCTCTTGTACGATGTAATGGGACATTATTCACTCCTTGGCTTCTAGTTGAGCAAGTTCTTGTTTACATTTTGCGATCTCAGCCAAGAACACACGTATTTCTGTTGGAGTACTGAAGGCTAAATAACTCTCTAGTCTGTGAATATATTTGCGCAATATCCTCTTACGCTGCCAAATACGCCACCATTGCTTAATCATTCAATCCTCCTGTAGTTATCTGTTGTCGAACACCACCCACAATATGCCCGGAGGGCCAACTGTGTATCTGTGGTTTAACTGTCTTGGATGTAGTCTGTCTGTTGTGTAAAGCAACCAAAGTCGCCAGGACAAAAAGAACACCACCTTCCCCGAAGGGAAGGCGGCAGCAGCATATTACTCAGGCAGATCGAAGCCAGCCGATTCATCCGATACAGCCGGGTTGTACTCAACTTGCAGTTGAGCCAGCAGTACCTTGATGCGCTCCGGATCAGCCATCAGCCAGTCAGCCAGAGTGGCTTCGTTGGCATAGGCTTCACGCAGGGTGATGGCACCCAGCTTACGACGGCCACCATCCTTCTTCGGCAGGTAGAAGTTCAGGTAGCCCACGGCCTTCTTGTTGGCCGGGATATTGTTGGAACGAGCAGCAGCAGCAGGGCGATTGAATGCCATGATAGATTCTCCAGTTGAAGGATTAGAAAATGTAGAAACAAGATAGCGGAAGGAGGGTTTTGCCCTTGACCTTCCACCATAAGGACGGAGTCCCGGATGATTAGTGTTAGCTTAATGCAGCAAGGTACCAGCCTCAGGCATATGCTCTTCAGCCAGATGCTGCGTATAAGAAGCAAAGACTTCATTGAACAGCCTGCACAGTATGTCCAATGAGATCTTACTGATGGTTTCAGGATGGTAGAACACCACACCGAACTCTCGGTGCAGTGCTACTCCTTCCATCTCGAAGTACTCAACGAAATGCAGCTGGTCACAGCAGGGATGCGCAGGCAATAACAGCCGCTGCGCTTCCAGTACCATGTCCCTGGCTTGGGCCGATGTCACAGGTGCATGTAGTAGCTCCACAGGCAGGTTGATCATCATGGCTGCACCTTCTGTTCCAGCAGATGCATCATGTGAGCCACACCACGCGGCGTCACACAGTGCCGACCATCGTAGCGCACCAAACCAGCATCCATGAGCTCACGGATACGGGCAGAGAACACCTGATGGGATAGGAAGTGTCCCTTTTGCAGGCGTGTATCGAAGTCACCTTGGTAGATGGCGGTGAGATATAGCAGGTGCAGAGGCTTGAGCTCAAAGCTATTCAAGAACTCCAGTTCCATTTGGCTTGGCTTGGGCATAGTGATTCTCCTTGTAATTATGACAACTATGGGGCATTGCTGCCCCATATGATTTATTAATGCTCCTGCATGTCAGCAATCATGCTATCGTACATATCACGACCATGTTGCAAGTATTCAGCACGGCCATACACATACAGACCACGCTTCAGGGCATGCTCACGGTACTCGTGATGCGTGAGATCGCATGCCGAGCAGTGGCTCATGAAATGATGGGCAGCTTGTGTGTCAACAGGTACAACAGGGTTACGGACATCAGTAGTGATGGTATGCAGCATGGACATGGTGAACTCCTTGTAGTTTTAACAAGTATAGAGAACAGATAGGGAACACTGATAGAAGGCAACAGTGTACGACAATTAGTATATCGGTGGGATATCGGAATGAAGATAAGGATGGATAGATGTGGTGAGTGTAGTTATGCACAGGAGTATGGAGCTAGACATCATGAATACACAGTGCTACTCAGCACAGCCATCCCAGTATCCATCAGACTTGCGGTGTAAGTGAGTACTAACTAACTCAGTTAGATTGAGTGAGGGATGAGTACTGAATTAGGACTATCCACACAGTTATCCACATCCTCATACAGCCGGAGGCTTATAGTTTAGACCCACTATCCCAAGACGCTGACTTCTGTAGGAAGTTGAGGCCCATGGTGCGCTGGTGCTAGCTATGGTCTGTCTTATTGTGTGTAATGTGTAGTGTGTGAAGTAAAAGCGTGAACCACCCGAAGGTGATTCACATTGTTACCTATTGCTCAGCTCTGCGATCTTTGCTTTGCGATGCGCTTCAGCTGCATCAGCGAATGCATTGAAGTCCACTATCGGTTGATCAGCCAAATCCTCATGCTTGCTATAGATAGCAGGCAGGATGAACATCATAACGATGGCCAAGGTAGCAATCGGGAATGCGATCGCTGGATGCAGACCATGACCGAAGTTAATCCAATCCATGCCAAGGTTGAAGGACACGAATGCAGCGAACATCAAGCCAATCAGTACGAGATGCTTGAGGAAATTGGTGAACATTGTTAGCTCCTGATATTTTGGTTAGATGATGAGCCACCACGGTAAGGTGATGGCTCATGAATTACTTAAGCAGCAGCTACTTTAGCAGCAGCCTTCTTCTCTGCTTTAGGTAGAGCCGAGATGCCAGCTTCCTTCAGCATTTCCTTGATACGCTCCTGACGCTTGTGACGTGCTTCGTCTTCGAACGTACCTGCTGCTTCATCTGCCCACGTTGCCAGGTGATTGGCAGCCGATGCAGTCTTTTCGAATGCACCGAACAGTTGAGTCAGTGCTGCGAACAGAGCGGTGAACATTGCACCCATGGTGATACTCCTTAGCTAAGTTAATGGAATGATGGTGATCAACCACCACCATATGGGCGGAGCCCGGCTGCACCCAGCTCAGAGGCTAAAGAATTCTTTTTGCATATTCACCGGGGGGGATGTTTTGCTTTTCGCTTGGCCATGCTCAGTACTACGTGCGTACCTATTTTGTAAAAAATCCCTAAACCTGCAGACGGTTTTCTCACTACACACGTACCCATTTTCCCGATTTCCCCAAAAGTTGGGGTTATAAATTTTATAATCCCCCTCCCTACAGAGTTTCGTTAAAAATTTTATAACTCTGTCGCTAAAACCTGCGGATTAGCTTACTCTGTGTTGGTTTGTTTCCCTTCTACATGTTTCTTCTGTACAATCCCCTACGATATAAGGCCGGGGGCCTAACTACGGGATTAAGCCAATGACAGCACTTGCTCCACTCACCGTTGAACAGTTCAAGGACGCTCTTCCAGCCAAGATGAAGAAGAGTGTCAATCAAGAGCTGATTGACCAAGTTAATTCGATGCTCTCCGATCCTGCGATGTTTGAACAGTATCGGGAGAACTTGGTCAGCTATACCAGCGTCATGAGCGATGGTAAGTTCAAGATTGAGAGCTATGTGGATGCAGTGAAGTATGTAAGCCACAAGCTGCTGGGGTGTACGAACATTGATGCATACATCAAGACATTCCCGGACAAGCATGCAGCGTTTGTGGCTTCCGGGGTGTCGGCTAAGGATATTGCCTCGTATGTGACCGCGTATAACAAGGGCAAGCTGGTGAATCTGATCATGGCCCAGACCTTGGTGCCGAGTTACGTGTTGAACCAGGATCTGTATCAGCGGGCATTGAATGTGCAGGCAGACCTGATGATGTCGGCCAAGAGCGAGAAGGTACGGTCCGATGCAGCGGCTCACTTGATGAATGCCCTGAAGATGCCTGAGGTGATGAAGGTGGAGCTGGATGTGGGGGTCAAGGAGGATAGCGCGATTGCTCAGCTGAGGGCAACGACACTGGAATTGTCTCGTATGCAGCGGATGCAGATTGAGGCTGGGGCGATGAATGCGCAGGAGGCAGCCCACAGCAAACTGATTATCGACATGGGTGATGCGGAGGTGGTGCAATGATGCGTAGCCGAATGACCAAGAGTGAACGGGTGGAGTACGTGGTAGTGGGGCTGGTATTGTCAGGTGCCTGCGGGTTGATCCTCGGTGGTGCCTTGTCGATCGCCTTTCATTCCTTCTGGCTTGGAATGACGGTGGCAGCTGCGTCTGCTACCTACTTTGGTGTGTTGTACTTTTCGGAGTCTCGATGATTGGGCTTACCAACGCTGCAGCAGCGATAGCTCTGTCAGCTTCCTTGGTTTACGGGCCAGTGGTCGAGGCAATTCAGTCGGCTGCACCATGGAAGGTGGAAGACTACCTGAACCACACCAACTATCGGGTGGATCCGAAGTATGTGCCCAGTGAATTCGCACTGGAGTTCATTACCTTCATCAAGCTGGTGAACGGGCAGGAAGGGGAAGAGCACAAGACGCCACTAGTGCATTATCACATGTTGGACACCCTGACCAAGGGTGGTTCCCGCGTCATCAACCTGTGCCACCGGGGTATCGCCAAGACCACGCTGATGGGGGAATACCTGTTCCTGTACATTGCCTGCTATGGGGAGATTCCTGGCTTTGGTCGGATCGACCTGGCCCTGTATGTGTCCGACTCGATCGAGAACGGGGTCAAGAACATGCGGAAGAACTTGGAATTCCGCTGGGAGAACTCGGACTTCCTGAAGCAATACATCCCCGAAGCCCACTTCACGGATATTCGCTGGGCCTTCAAGAATGCTGATGGCAAGATGTTTGTCATCAAGGGTTACGGCGCGAAGACAGGTGTGCGTGGTGCCAAGGAGATGGGTAAGCGTCCGGGTCTGGCCGTGCTGGATGACTTGATCAGCGACGAAGATGCGCGCTCGGCTACTGTGATCAGCGCAGTAGAAGATACCGTGTACAAAGCGGTGAACTACGCACTTCACCCGACCAAGAACATGATCATCTGGTCTGGTACACCATTCAATGCGAAGGATCCTCTGTACAAGGCCGTTGAATCAGGAGCATGGGCGGTCAACGTGTTCCCTGTATGCGAGCAGTTCCCTTGTAGCCGGGAAGAATTCCGGGGTAGCTGGCCAGACCGCTTCACCTATGACTACGTCAAGAAGCAGTATGACGATGCCGTGAAACTGGGGAAGGTGGAAACCTTCAACCAAGAGCTGATGCTGCGGATTATGTCGGAGGAAGACCGACTGATCCGGGATGAGGACATCAAGTGGTTCAAGCTGGAGACTGTTCTCCAGAACAAATCCAAATTCAACTACTTCATTACCACTGACTTTGCCACTAGTGAGAAGCAGGCCGCCGACTTTTCCATCATCAGCGTCTGGGCATTCAACTCGAATGGCGATTGGCTCTGGGTAGACGGGATTTGCAAGCGCCAGGACATGGGCAAGAACGTCGATGATCTGTTCAAACTGGCCCAGAAGTGGCGACCCATGGGCGTCGGCATCGAGGTATCGGGCCAACAGGCAGGCTTTGTTCCTTGGATTCAGGATCAGATGCTGTCCCGGAACATCTATTTCACCTTGGTTTCGGAAGGGAATGACAACAAGCCGGGTATCCGACCCAACACCAACAAGATGGTGCGTTTCAATACCATGGTGCCGATGTTCAAGGCAGGCAAGATGTACTTCCCCAAGGAACTGGAGAAGACTACCGCAATGCTGGAGGCGATGAACGAGCTCAGTCTCGCCGCAGTATCCGGATTCCGTAGTAAGCACGATGACTTCATCGACTCGATTTCGATGCTGTCGAGTATGAAAGCGTGGAAACCATCGGAAGAAGCACCGATCCAGGAATCCGAAAGCGGGATGTGGGAGATCGAAACCAACGATGCTTCTGCCGATCGCATGTCCTCTTACATTGTTTAAGGAATAACTTATGATGAAACTCTCCGAAATCTTCGAACAACTGACCACGGGGGAGCTTTCTCAGGTCGCCATTGGGGGCAATGAGCAGGGGGGGATCGACGAAGCCAATTACCGGGCCGTGGCCAATCATGTCAAGCTGGGATTGACCACCCTGTACAACCGTTTCGACCTGAAACGTAGTGAAGTCGATGTGCTCTTGATGCCAGACCAGTACGTGTACCCACTGCAGAGCAAGTATGCCCTCAATGGGAAGAACTCGACCGAGCCGAAACGCTGGATCATGGATACACCTTTGTCACCTTTCGGTGAAGATATCCTGAAAATTCTGGTTGTAAAGGGAGATACCGGAGAAGAATTCCCGTTGAACGACTACACCAACGAATATTCGGTTCATACCCCAACGATGGACAGTATCCGGGTGCCGGTGGAGGTGGTTACTCCAACCGACAGGACGCCAGTCTGGTACCGGACCACACAGTTAATGCTGTGTTACCAAGCCAATCACCCAAATTTCCTGCCTCGGGTGGGGTATTTTGATCCGGAGCTGACCAATATCGAGCTGCCGCTGACCCATCTGCAGGCATTGCTGTACTTTGTGGCTTCGCGGGTACATAACCCGATCGGTATGGGCCAGGAATTCAATGCCGGGAACAACTGGGCACAGCGATTCGAAGCAGAATGCCAGCGACTGGAACAGGAAGGCCGGGAAATTGACAGCACTGCCGGGAATACCCGGGCAGAGCGGGGAGGATGGTGCTGATTATGCGTAAATACTAAGAGAAGCGGCCCCCGAAGGGGCCGTTTTCTTTTGAAGAGGTGGCGCTTAGCCGGTTGAACCGAACCCGCCAGTACCACGACGGGTTGGAGTGAGCGTAAGAACACGCTCTGGAGGGGAATCGAGGACTGGAACCAGTACGTATTGCAGGATTCTATCCCCTGCAGCCCAACCATAGCCAGGATAGTTCTTGGTTTTAAGGGAGGCAATCCATTCGCCACGGTAATCGGAGTCGATGATGCCGCAGGTATTGTTCAGTTCAAGGCCATGTTTGGCCCCAATACCGGAACGCGGGAAGATCATGGCCACATAACCTTCCGGAACTTGGGCTGCAAAGCCTAAAGCCACCCTTGTAGCCGTGTGTTCAGACGTAAAGCCAGCTTCAGGCATGTAGATGTCGTATGCACCGGCACCTTCTGTCCCTTTTGTCGGAAGTTTGGCGTTTTCGTGGAAGATTAGTACTTTCATGCAACGTATTCCTTTACAGAAAGGATTTCTATGGGATAATCGAGCATCATTTCTTTGGGACAATCATGATTGATCAAGCACAGCTCAGCAAAGAGGATGACGACGCGGGCAGCGACACGGTGGACAAGGAGAACTCTCCTGATCAGCTTACTGATTGGGTTAATCCACCGACAATTTATGATCTGAAGCAAGATCTTCAGGATGCCCGAAGTACTCATTCCGGTCAAGAAACAAAAATTGGCGAGTATCTCGACAATCTGAATGTCACCGGGAAAGCCAAGGTCAAAACCCCCAAGGGCAACTCCTCGATTGTCCCTAAACTTATTCGCAAACAGGCCGAGTGGCGTTATGCCGCCCTGTCCGAACCGTATCTGAGCACCGATGATGTCTTCAAGGTGCAACCGGTCAGCTGGGAAGACCGTGCAGCCGCACAGCAGAATCAGATCCTGCTCAATAACCAGTTCAACACGAAGATTAACAAGGTCAACTTCATTGATACGTTGATCCGCACCGCTGTGGATGAAGGAACAGCGATCGTGAAGGTTGGCTGGGACTTCAGGGAAGAAGAATACGAAGCTGTCGTGCCAAAGACACAATATGTGGTTGATCCTAGCTTCATGCCGACAATTCAGTACATTGACCAACTAAAGAATAACTCTCCCAGTCAGTACGACACTGATGTACCGGACGAACTCAAGACTGCTTACGAGATGTCGGTCGAGCAGAAACAAGCCATTCGTCCCGAGATCGTTGGCCAGGAAACGGTTACCAAGACCCGCACTGTCAAGAATTGTCCGACTGTAGAAGTCTGCGACTACCGCAATGTTATCGTGGACCCAACCTGCCATGGTGATGTCGAGAAAGCTGGCTTCATCATCTATTCCTTCGAAACTTCGCTAGCCGAGCTTCGCAAGGATGGCAAGTACAAGAACCTTAATAGGGTGAATGTCGCCAACAATGGCCCGCTCAATGAGCCAGACCATCGTACCGATTTGGATGTCGCCAGCTTCAACTTCAATGACGAGCCTCGCAAGAAAATCGTCGTGTATGAATATTGGGGCTTCTGGGATATCCACAAGAATGGCACCACAGTACCGATCGTAGCCGCTTGGGTTGGTGATCAACTGATCCGGATGGAAGAGAATCCTTTCCCGGACAAACAAATCCCATTCGTCATCATCCATTACCTGCCAGTGCGTCGTTCCAACTATGGCGAACCGGATGGTGTGCTGATTGAAGACAACCAGAAGATTGCTGGCGCAGTCACCCGGGGCATGATCGACATCCTCGCCAAGTCGGCTAATGGCCAGACTGGTATGCGCAAGGACATGCTGGACTCCACGAACAAGAAGAAGTGGCAGAACGGTGAAGACTACGAGTTCAATGGCAATGTAGATCCCCGTGTTGGTGTGCACATGCATACCTATCCGGAGATTCCACAATCTGCGGGCATGATGCTGCAGCTTCAGAACATGGAAGCCGAGTCGTTGACGGGTGTGAAGAGCTTCAGCCAGGGTGTGTCCGGTAATGCCCTCGGTGAAGTGGCTGCTGGTGTACGTGGTGCGCTTGATGCAGCCTCCAAGCGAGAATTGGGTATTCTTCGTCGTATCTCCGCAGGTATTGTAGCCATTGGTCGCAAGATCATCAGCATGAATGCGGAGTTCCTTGAGCCCCAAGAAGTTATTCGGGTCACCAACGAAGACTTCGTGAAAGTTCGTAAAGACGACCTTCCAGGTAACTTTGACCTGAAGCTGGGTGTATCCACGGCTGAAGAAGATGAGAAGAAGGCGCAGGAACTGGCCTTTATGCTCCAGACCATGGGTAACAACATGGATCCAGAGATGACCAAGATGATCCTGTCGGATATCGCTCGTCTACGCAAGATGCCGGAACTGGCCAAGAAGATCGAAATGTACCAACCAAAGCCAGATCCTATGCAGCAACAGATGCAACAACTACAAATGCAGCTGATACAAGCGCAGATTGCAGAATCTAACGCCAAAGCTCAAGCAGCACTGTCTTCTGTTGGTTTGCATCAGGCTAAAGTGGGTACAGAGCTGGCTAAAGCGGATCACTTCAAGGCTGATACGGATCAAAAGAATCTTGACTACGTTGAGCAAGAAAGTGGCGTGAAACAGGAGCGAGAGCTGGAGAAAGTGGACCGCCAGGCCACACATCAAGCTAGTAACGACCTTCTGAACCATTACATGGAACAAAAAGCCGCAAAAACTGCTGCCGCAAGTAAATAATTGCTGCACATAAACTAGAAAGTGGTTATAGTGGCGTCGATGTAACCACTTTCTATTAACTTCTTATAGCACTGGTAGAACTTAAATGAGCACTCAAGACGAGATTAACTCGATCGAACGTGATGTAAAGGTGGCACAGAAGGTTAAAGACCTTGGTGCTGCACTAGAACGTCTGTATTCCAACCGGGACTTCCGCACTGTAATTAAGAGTGCGTACTTTGAAGGAGAAGCAGTGCGCTTGGTGCACGCTAAAGGCGATCCAAGCTGCCAGACCCCGGAAAAGCAGGCCAGTATCGTCAAACAAATCGATGCTATCTCGACGTTGAACCAGTTCTTCCTCACCATTCAGCATCAAGCCGGTCTGGCACTCAAGCAGATCGAAGAAGGCGAAGCGGTACTCGAAGAACTGCGGGCTGAGGAGCTCAAATAATGGCTACTGAAGACCAAAACCAAGATCAAGCACCTGACTTCCTGAGTATGTCGGATGACGAGCTTGCCAACTTCGACCCAACCTCCATGGCTTCGGAAGCGGATAAGGAAACAACGACTGAACTATCCGATAAAGAAGCAGAAGAATATGGTGGTGAACCGCAAAACGTAACCGACGTTCAGGATGACGATGCCGGTAACGGCAAAGGTGCTGGCGATGCAGACGAAGACCAAGACGACACGCAAGATGATGTGGACGGCGGTACTGCAGATGCGGCGGATAAGGCAGACAAAGATGCTGATGGCAAGGACGGCAAAACTACCGACCCAAAAGCCAATGACGGCAAAGATAAAGCAGTAAAAGATGGCGAAGCGAAGTCCGGCACCGAAGGTGCCAAGGACGAGAGTGCAGCCGTCGATTACAAGTCAGCTTATGAAAAGCTGATGGCTCCTTTCAAGGCCAATGGTCGTGAAATTCAAGCCAAGAGTGTAGAAGACGCGATCTCCCTGATGCAGATGGGCGCGAACTACAACAAGAAGATGGCAGGTTTGAAGCCGAGCATGAAGTTCCTGAAGATGCTCGAATCGAATGACCTGCTCGATGAAAGCAAACTCGGATTCTTGATCGACCTGTCAAAGCGTGACCCGGCAGCGATCAACAAGCTGGTCTTGGATAGCAAGCTGGATCCCCTGGATCTCTCTGCTGAAAAGGCTGGTGAATATAAACCCGGTAACCACTCTGTCGATGATCGTGAGGTGGAACTGGATGAAGTGATCAATGAGCTGCGTAGCTCGGAACACTTCACCCGGACACTCCAAGTCGTTGGCAAAGACTGGGATGTGAAAAGCCGAGGGGTTGTAGCTTCTACCCCTGACCTGATGCGCGTGATTAACGGACACATGGAGTCCGGCATCTACGATCGCATCGTGGCAGAGATGGAAAGTGAACGTACCTTCGGTCGTTTGAAAGGATTGTCTGATCTCGAAGCATACCGGCAAGTTGGTGATGCGATTGAGGCGCGTGGTGGATTTAACGACCTGTTCAAGGGTAGCTCCCAAGAGCAGGCGAAATCGGCACCAGCGACCAAACAAATCGTGGAACCGAAACCGAAGCAGGCTGAAGACGACAAGCTGAAGGATAAGCGACGTGCTGCCAGCGGAACCCGCGCTGCACCCGCTGCCAAGGGAGTCCCTGCGGACTTCAACCCTTTAAATATGTCGGACGACGACTTCGCTAAGTTCCAACCAACTTAAGAAAGGCACCAAATGACTGCACGTCAGTATAACGGCGGTAACGCCGCAGGCAATCTGTCTACCATGTCGCCCCAACTCCTGGACCAGTACTTCCAGAAGCAGGCGCTGATCGAAGCACGCAAGACCCAGTTCTTCACCCAGCTGGCCGATGTCACGGCCATGCCGAAGAACATGGGCAAGAAGATCATTCGCTACCACTACCTGCCGCTGCTCGATGATGCCAACATCAACGACCAAGGCATCAATGCGGCTGGCGTCACGATCGCCAACGGTAACCTGTACGGTTCGTCGAAAGACATCGGTACCATCCCGGGCAAGATGCCGGTGCTGTCGGAAGCCGGTGGCCGTGTCAACCGTGTTGGTTTCAAGCGCAAGACCATCGAAGGTACCTTCGAGAAGTTTGGTTTCTTCGACGAATATACCCAGGAATCGGTGGACTTCGACTCGGACGCTGACCTGCTGCAGCACATCAACCGCGAGATGATCAACGGTGCCAACGAGATCACCGAAGACGCCCTGCAGATCGACCTGATCAATGCAGCTGGTGTGGTGAAGTACGCTGGTAACGCGACCTCGAACGCCACTGTTGGTGCTGATGATGTCGTGACTTACTCGGACCTGATGCACCTGTCGATTGACCTCGACAACAACCGCACGCCGAAGCACACCACGGTCATCACCGGCACCCGTCTGGTTGATACCCGTGTGCTACCCGCAGCCCGTGTCATGTACGTCGGTTCGGAGCTGATCCCGACCCTGCGTGCGATGAAGGACCTGCACAACAACCCGGCTTACATCTCGGTCGAGAAGTATGCGGCTGGTGGCAACACCGTGACCGGCGAAGAAGGCGCAGTGGACAAGTTCCGCATCGTCGTCGTGCCGGAAATGATGAAGTGGGCTGGTGCTGGTGCGGATGCTTCCGCAGACGCTGCGCACTACGAAACCAATAGCAAGTTCGACGTGTTCCCGATGCTGGTTGTCGGTGACGAATCGTTCACCACCATTGGCTTCCAGACGGACGGCAAGACCGTGAAGTTCAAGATCACCCACAAGAAGCCGGGTGACGAGACTGCGGACCGCAACGACCCGTATGGTGAAACCGGCTTCATGTCGATCAAGTGGTACTACGGCTTCATGGCCCTGCGCCCGGAACGTATCGCCCTGATCAAGACCGCGGCCTCGCTGTAATCGGCAAGTAGCGTGATAGGGGAGGGGGCAACCTCTCCCCATTTCAACCTCACTCACCCCACTGATATCTATTCATTAGGACACAACATGGAAAACCAAGACCAAATCCCGGGCGTTGATGACGAACAGCCTGCCCTGCCCCAAGTCGATGAACTAACCGCCCTGAAAGAGCGTGCCGACCTGATGGGTATTCAATATCATCCCTCGATTGGCTTGGAAAAGCTACGCGCAAAGATCAACGAAGCCATCACGACTGAAGGTGCTCCGAAGCGTGCTGAAGACGCTCCCGTTGCAGCCCCTGTCGCTGTCCCGACTCAAGCCTACCAGGCTGAATCGCTGGCTCCGGTACCGGAAAAAGCTGCACCAGTTCTCGAAAAGCGTACTTTCCTGACCCCGAAACAGCATGCTGATGCCGAATCGGTGCCAGTTGAAGGTGAAACCCTCTCCCAGAAACGTGTACGCCTGAAGCGTCATGCCAATGAGCTGATCCGTATTCGTGTCACCTGCATGAACCCGGCCAAGAAGGAATGGGAAGGCGAAATCATCTCGGTAGGTAACAGCCTCGTCAAGACGATCTCGAAATATGTCCCGTTCGGTATCGACGAAGGCTGGCATGTACCCCGCATCCTGTACAACGTCCTGCGTGATCGCCAAGCCCAGATCTTCGTCACCGTGACTGATGAAAAGGGTAACAAGGTACGCAAGGGCAAGCTCATCAAAGAATTTGCAATCGAAGTGCTGGAGCCCCTGACCAAGGAAGAACTGGCCGAACTGGCAGCCCGCCAAGCAGCCAGCCGCTCGGTTGACGCCTAAATAGTAAATACTGACCACCACCCGGATAGAACATGACTGAATTGACGATCACTGATCTGACCGATGGCACCTTGGATGGTGCCGGTGTCTTCGACAAGATGATGGCTGCCGTAAAGGCCCACCTGGAGTCGGAGTACCTGAAGAATCGGATCAAAGGACCGGAGTACGCCACGGTCTATCTGGGTGCGTTACAAAATGTGCTGAATAGTGGCCTGCAGTTCGTACTGCAGAGGCAAACTGCTGCTTTACAGGCAGATCTGTTGGCTCAACAGATCTTACTGGCTGAAGTCGAAGTCCAGAAAGCCAACGTCCAGTTGGAATTGCTGGCTTTGGAAAAGGACAAGTCCAATGCCGAGATTGCCCAGTTGACTGCTCAGACGGCACTGGTTGAAGCCCAACAAGCCAAGGTGGAAGAAGAAACGCTGCTGGTACCGAAACAAGGTGAGCAGATCGAGGCTCAGACGGCACTGCTGGTACAACAGGAAGCCAATGCAGTCCTCGAAGGCAAGGTACTAGTGGCACAGGAGTGCAAACTGCGTGCCGAGTACGACCTGACAGTGAATACCAACACCAAGACCACGGCAGAAATCTCGGTGCTGAATCAGAAGCTGGCCACTGAAAAAGCCCAGATCTTGTCGATGGGTGTGGATGAAGACAGTGTGATTGGTCGCCAGAAGCAACTGTATGCCAAGCAATCCGCTGGTTTCGACCGGGATGCCGAGCAGAAGGCAGCCAGCTTGATGGTTCAGTCGTGGAATACTCGCCGCATGACTGATGAAGCCACGGTTGCGGATGGTACCAACATGCTCAATGATGCCACGGTGGGTCGAGCAGTAATCAAGCTCCTCTCCGGTATCAACGCTTAAGAATGCCTTAGCCACCAGCGATGGGCCTTTGGGGAGCATAAAGCTCCCCGTTTTTTATTCAGGAGCAGTGCATGGGTCTGTTCAGTAGCAAATACGTCACTAATGTGTCCACCACGGTGGCCAGGGTGATCGAGGATCACTCGCTACCGAACTCCCTCAAGCATGGTGCCTTGAAAGGTTTGCTGGAAGATCCCGAGCAAATCGTGGAATACATACAGGAAGAAATGGTGGGCAGTCTTGGTATCAAGGCCCATAGCATGTTCCGTTACGGGAAGAACACCTACCTGTATGGCTTACCGTCCGGTTCAATCCACGCTTCCGATGATGGCAGGGATGTAGCCCAAACCACGATCGCAAGTATCGTAGGCCAGTCCGTAACACTGGACTATTACCATTTTGGTGTCCTGAACAACCTGCATGTAGGTTGGGTCAAGCTCATTACCGAACATGGTTACAACACCAAGACCAATGTACTAGGTAACCTGACAGCAGCCAAAGGCAAACCAGTAGTACTCAATAACATGGTAGTAGTAGTGCAGGAAGCAACACTACCTGAGCTATCCAATGGTTCACTGGACCAATGGGGTACACCCCCATGGGCTACATCACAAGCGACTGGTGGCAGCAATGACCTCTTCCTTAATGCTGTCAACACTGTTGTCAAGCCTCAGCACTTATTCGAAGTAGATGCTACGGCAGCCAATGATTATGTGCGTGTTGAATATTCCTGGCTTGAAGATGTCGTTGCGCAGGTGGAAGGTGTCAATATCACCCGTCAGCAGAAGCAGACTGGCAGCTTCAGAATAGAGCTCCTTGGTTTGGATGACAACGCTGCCTGGCACCAGGCCAAGTACACCCGAGCTGATGGTGAAATCGGCTACTGGCTGTATCAGGCGGGAACCAATACTTACCCAGAAATTGATAGCCTGCATGACCCGGATCATGATGAGAACGGTAGCTATTTCCCATTCGGGTACTTCCGCTATGCCAAGGTGAGTGGTCTACAGGACAAGAACAGCGATTGGTTCAAGCACAGCAAAAAACTGATGAACTGCATCGGCATAGACTATGAAACCGTGACCGACGCGATCCACCAGAATCCAGGTATCGAAAACGTGGAACAAGCCATGCTTACCATGGCTGTACCTGCTGTGACCGAAAATCAGGTGGAGATGCGCTACCTGTTCGACTATTTCAGCGAACTGATGGTGCTTACGGGTGGTTCACTGGGATCTCACCCCATTGGGGACACTAATGGCATTAAGGAACTGATTAACAAGGTACTCAATGGTGGTATGGCGGATAACGCCATCATCATTCAGGATAAACGCTTCAAGATGGCCTTGAGCTTCCGGGGCATCTACAAAACCATCGTCCAAGGCAGTATAGGTGATATCGGTACCTATGCTTGTGGCTGGAACATGCGGACCACAACTGAAGACTTCAAGGACGTGAACACAGGCGAGTCTGCACCATGGAATACAACTACCCGGGCACACTGGTACCGTAAGCAAGTTAGTGATACCCAATACGAAGAGGTTCAAGTTAGTAACCTGAAGATGACCTACTACATCTATGGCGACTACACGACTGTAGGGGATGAGAACGACGACATCCTGCTGGTCCCGATCGACAAGTTCATCACCAATAACTACACACTGAAGGTACGGGAAGAGCTCTATGCACGCAGCCTGCACTACGTCTTCAACAGCCGTGTCATTACAGAAGTAAAGTGGTACCAGCAAGGCTGGTTCAGGGCACTCATGGTGGTGGCAGCCATCGTCATCACAATCATTACTCAGGGTGCAACATGGCAAGCCATTGGGGCTGCTCTTGTAGCAGGGACTATTACGATTGAGGCTGTAATTTACATGATAGCAATCGCTATCTTGAAATATGTAGCGATCAGTATCGCGGTAAAGCTCTTCATCAAAGTAGTGGGTGTCAAATTTGCCTTGATTGTAGCTATTGTGGCTGCTATTGCGGGCTCCTACCAAGCCATTGAAGCAGGATCCATTAAAGGCGCACCCTGGGCCAGTCAACTGCTACAGGCGTCCACCAGCATCAGTAAAGGCGTCAATCTTGAATTGAAGAGGGAATTTGCTGAACTAAAGGTGGATGCCGAGAACTTCCAGCAATACACCAAGGATCAGAAAGAAAAACTTGATGCAGCCAAGAATTTGTTGGTTAATGACACCGATTACTTGACACCCATCGTGATTTTTGGCGAAAAGCCAACTGAATATTTTCAACGAACAGTGCATTCCGGTAACATTGGGGTTTTAGGGCTCGATGCGATATCGGCGTATGTAGATGTGGCGCTCCAGCTGCCTAAATTGACCGATACCTTATAGGAGATAGATACGTGGGACTCTTTTCTAATATTGATGGCTTGGGGAACCCTGCTGACTACGGGTCATTGGGTGGATATGGGCTTAACCAAGCCCTGGCTCCCCCTGTCCCGGTTGCAGACTACGTTACCAAGACTCCGTGGACTTCGCCCCCGATCGACCCATTGACTGGCCAACAGGACTTTCTAGCAGGAATAGGCGCACCTGCACAGGCTTCAGGACAGGTTGACCTCAGTGGTCTGAACTTTGGTAATGCTTCTTCTGGAAGTTCCCTCAGTGACCTCTTTGGTGGCAATACTTTTGGTGGTTTCTTGGGCAAGACCGAGAACGGTGTGGCTACCCAAGGTTGGGGTGGTCTGGCCCTCGGAGCAGCACAAAGTATTGGTAACATCTTCATGGGTATGAAACAGTATGGTTTAGCTAAAGATCAACTGACCCAATCCAAGAAACAGTTTGACTTAAACTTCGGTGCACAACAGAAGCTTACCAACGCCAATCTGGAAGATCGCCAGCGTGCGCGAGTAGCCTCCAATCCGGGTGCTTACCAGTCGGTAGGCGATTATATGAAAGCTCACGGGATCTAATATGCCCCCTATCACTTGGCAAAACGTAAACCAAGGGGATGCCAGCACTGCCTGGCGTGCCATGGACTCCGCACAACGGAGCATGAACGGTGCATTCGATGGCTTGCAAGGTCAGATCACGAAAAGTGAAGACATCCAAGCCAAGAACGATGTCGCCATCAAGAACAACAACACGCAGGACTACCTGAACAAGCTAGCTGAGCTAGGTAAAACACCTGACGATCTGCAGCATGCGATCGACACAGGTGCAATAGCCCAGTTGAAAGCCAGCTATGGGAATGCCATCAACCATGATCAAGTCCGTGGTGCAGCAGAAACTCTATTGTCTCAACGGTACCAGCAAGTCAAACAAGGTGTGGATTTCAAGAATGCCATGCTGGATGAAAAGACTGCTCCGATCATGGACAAGTTCAAGTCAGCCTACTTGGCTGGAAATATGGATCTGGCCAACCAGTACCGTCAGCAGTACGCTGATGTGGGCGGCAAACATTCGTCCGATTTGGAGAGTTTCGCTCGTACCACTGGCCATGAAAATCTGGTCTGGGATGAGGAGAAGAAGCAATGGTCCCGCAACCAAGCCATGCATGAAGCCAATGTCACGCACATGGCTAATCAGGACCGGATCGGCTTCGCTAATGTCGATGTGGCTCGACGTAATGCAGATACCAATGCAGAACAGGTCAAACTGCAGGGCAAGAGCCTGAACATGCAACTGCAGGACAAACTGGACCAACGCCTGGCTACTGCCATTGATGGCCTGGGTAAGGCACGTTCTTACGAAGCTGGCTCGCAAGAAGGTACCAAAGCAGTGATGGATAGCATCAAGGAGATGTTTGGTAAGGATGAAAACGGTGCTGCCAATGCTCGCATGGCCTTTAACGAGATCCTTCAGAAATATCCGGGTATCTCGACAGCAGATGCCATGAAAGCTGTTGGTGGTCAGGACGTAAGTCGGATCTATAAAAATGATTCGTGGGTTCGAGATAATACGGTCGAGCGTGCTGGCCAATTTGCCGGTACCAAAGAATCGCAGGAACGTAATGCTGCTTTGCTGGCCCAACGTGCCGCAGCCGAGTTGTACTACAAGAATGCCAAGAAAGCGGCGGAAGCTGGTCCTTTGGCTGCACTGAAATCTGGCATCAAAGTTGGTGGATCAGGGGTTGCTGCTGGTGCTAATCCAGTCATCAACCCTGCTGTGGTTACGCCAGTAACTCCACCAGCGGCACCAGCAGCTGTTACAACGGTAGCTCCGGGTGGTGCACCTACTGCTGCTGATCTTGGTTTAAGGATCCCTCTCACTGCTGGCTTGCCAGAGGATACCCGGACCTTCAGCAAACCAATGGAGGCGCATCTGAAAGCTGTGGCCCGGGAAGAAGCAGCTAAAGCCGAAGCCCGGAAGACAGCAGCAAAAGCAGCCCAAATCGCCCAAGCAAATGCCACTGTGGCAGAAATGGTGCGATTAGGTAAATTGGCCGCCCAAGACCCTAATTTCTTCCAGTAATTGCCATAAAGCCGGGTTAAGAAGGATTTAACCCGGCTTATTTCATATATACTGCAGGAAATTCCCATTCCATCAGGAAACTTCATGTCCTCTTCCAGCATCGACAAATACTTCGACAAAGTCACTTCCGAGCTCGTTGATCAGAAAATGGAAGAGGTCCGCGCAGCCACCGATGCCAAGATCGCTGAACTTAATGCACGTATAGCTGGACCACACACCCCACCTCCTGTTGAACAAGCTGGTGTGCTGCGCACTGCTGGTGACGTGGGTATCAAGCTGGCTCAAGGTGCAGTTGATCTAGGCCAATCCGTAGTGGGTCTGGGAAGTCTGGTTACTGGTGGCTTGATTGGTGAAGGAATGCACGCTATCGGGTATGACCCGGAACGTACCAACCAGATCCTCGGTGAATACCTGTCGGACAGCCAGAAGGCTGCTGATGCCAAGGTCCAGCAGGCTGACGGCTTCATTGCGTCAATCAAGGCATACCTGAAGAATCCACGCTCGATTATGGGTGGTATTGCTGAGTCCACTCCAGGAATGTTGGGTGGTATGGGTGTTGCGGGCGCTGCAGCTCGTCGTATTGGTTTAAAAGCTGCTGAATTGGCTGGTGGTATGGAGACTGTGGCTGGTCAGAAAGCCTTCCAGACAGCGATCGAAGAAGCAGGTGCCAAGCTCTCAGCCCTCGGTGCAGTCACCGAAGGTGCCCAATCGGCGGGCCAGATCGCAGATCAGGCACAGGCAGCAGGCCGGGAATACAGTGATTACGCCTTGCCTGCACTGGGAGCTGGTGCCCTGACGGCAGGTATCGGTGCCGTATCAAACAAGTTCTTCGGGGATGCGGCCACGGATTTTGCTACCGGAGCCAAGACCCTGAAGGGGAGCCGCCTTGCCAAGCTGGCCAAGGAAGGATTCTCGGAAGGCGTCACCGAAGAGATGCCCCAGTCGGCGCAGGAGCAGTACTTCACCAACATGGCCATGGGCAAGGATGACCTCATGGAGGGGGTCGGCAATGCTGCAGGCTCTGGCTTGGTGGTCGGTGCTGCCATGGGGGTAGGGATGGGGGGGCTCCATAGGAGCCCAACCGCTAAAAATTCGGTAAAAACGACCCAGGACCGTCAAAAATTCAAAGAGGCTGCTGCGAAGAACGACGTTTCAGCCTACATTGATCCACAGAGTCCAGATTATGACCTGTCCAAGGCGGTTGGAGTACTGTTGGGTCACGCAATGCAGGACTCTACCACCCCTGAAGTACGTCAAGCCAACCTTAAACAGGCTGGAGATATCGTCGCTAAGCTGGAAGAAGACCACGCTAAAGCGCTGCAAGACGTGGAAGCAGCCACTCCTACTGGCTTGGATGAGCTTCAAGGTCAGCTATCTGCAGTACAAGACCTGTTGAAGAAGACTGATCCACAGGATAAGGCCAAGATTGCTACCTTCAACACGATGGTAGAAGACTTGACCGCCGAGATCGCGGATGCCAGCAATAATGACAAGGCTAAAGTAGCCCAAACCCGTGCTTCTAAGCTTGAACAGCAACTTGCTGCTGTGCGTGCTTCTGATCTGGGAAGGCAGCTTGATTCTGCTCGTGCACGCTTTGAAGGGCTGGCTACGGTCGCTGAACCTCAAGCCACCACGGCTGAAGTACAAGATTTGCTCAAACAAGCCAACTCAACCGACCACACCACAGCAACTGAGCCAATCCAGCGCATCATCAACCTGTCGATGACGCAACCGGACGCATTGTCCGCGAAACAGGCCAAATACTTGGCCAATAACAAGGCCAATGGCCTAACCGACGAACAGCGTACCCATCTGCGTATTTTCAGCGAAGCCAGGATGGCTGAGAATGCCCTGTCCTCTACAGACAAGGTCCAGAACGATGTCCTGATTGGCTCGGACAAGAACGTGGGTATCGTCCAGTACCGTTCCCGGATCGGTGCAGCGATCGCTGCTGGCAACCAAGCCATCGCTAACCGTCAGCTCGGCCTGCTGGAACGTTTTACCAACGACCAAACCAGCAAGGCAGAAGCAGCCCAAAAAGCCATGACACTGGGCAAAGGCAACCAGATCGTCAAACTGACCGATGGCACTGGCTGGCAGGTGGTCCTGAAGGAGCAGGCACTGGATGAGGATAAGCTCAGGAAGAACGGTGGCCTGACCATGGACTCGCCCCGTCTAGTGGAAAACATCCAGAAGGAAGCCACCGCCCTGCAAGCCACACTGGCTGAAATGAAATCTGCCACCCAGTTGAAATTCGGGGTACAATCCGTTTCCTCTGCAAAACAATCTACCCCTTCCAAAAATAATCTACCTTCCAAGACTGTAGAGGATGCCGCACGTCCATCCCAAGGGAATGGACCCTCTGCCGCACAAGCTCCCTCCCCTGCTTCTAAACTTACCTCCCTGCAACAAGCAGAAGCGAAACACACCCGGCAAGAAGCCTTGGTGAAAGAAGCACAAGCCAAGTACGAACAGCGCAAAGCAGAACGGGAAGCTAAGGCTAAGGCTAAGGCGGCAGCAACCGAGCAGCAAGCTGTCACGAGCGAAGCGAGTGCAGCGCCAGCTGCAGAGGTTGCAACGCCTGCAGCGGTAGAGAAGAAAGATAATCAATCTTCTCCTGTAGCCTCGCCAGCGTCGGAACCTTCCGCCCCAATCGCAGTCGCTGACGCTCCTGCTCAGGGCACGGTTCCTTCCTTGGCTTCGGCTACGGAAACTCAGGTAGAGGTGAAACCTACTGGTTTGAAGGTGTTCAGGCAGAAGGTTACTGGCTTGAATGGGAAGATGCAGGAGATCTTCCGCCAAGTAAATCCTATTGCCCAGTTCCTGACGCAACGAACCAACAGCGAACGCTACAAGACCCGTTTGCCACTGGTGGCCCAGCCAGACTTCTTTACTGCTATTAAGAACAAGACTGTTACACCCTTCGAGTTCATCGAAGAAGGTAGTAAGGAAAATACCACGCCAGAAGTTCGCCATGCACTGCGGAACATGTATGAAAACCTCAAATCATGGCTTCCGCTCATTGAACAGAACATTGCAGTCCACAATGGCAATGTGGACTTCAAGACTGAAGATATGATGCAGTACCTGCTGGAGCAGGACGAACAAGGCAAACCAATCCGGGCAGTGGAAGAGAATGTCCGTACTGCCATCGCTTATGGTGCTTATTCCTGGTTTCTGGAACAGGCCCATTCCCCGGAATGGAAAACCATGAGTGACATCGCAGCCATGCACGGCAAGGACAAGGAAACCTTTGTCAGCGATGAGGGTGTAGCCAAACTGCGTGAAATGGCCCACTTCGAAGACCGGATCATCTACCGTATCGGTGACAGGATCGTACAAGCCCTTGGTTTGCAGGCTGGTCCCAATGCTCCGCAGAATATCCTGCCACGCTTACGCATGGCATTGGGTACGCACGCCTTGCTGCTATTGGAGCACCCAGATGTCAAACTGATCGAACGGGTATCGCTGCCGACCAAGGAAGTTGAAAGCTACTTCGGGGTAGGTATCAGCGATAACGAAGACAGCTCGATCACCGAAGACGAAATTGACAACGTCGCCAAACTGAAAGAAAGCCGTAACAGCTACATCAAACTGTGGCGTGATGAAGATGGTCTGAGCCTGTCTGGTTTAGGTAAGGGCATCAAGGATGCGGATGTAGGTAGCCGGGGTGCAGTCGATCGCCTGTTTGGCAGTGACAAGGCTGGTCGTATGCCCAGCACCAAGCCAGTGGAGTTTACTCAGAAATTCGCCAAGGGTACCCGTCAACTGATCACCAAGATGCAGCGTAAGGCGATTCAGGAAACCATGAATACGCCGCACACCGTCATCCCCGAGATGATGCAGTTGTTCTCACATCTGGGACGGGATACAGTGCTTCGGATTGCTGGTGCCCGTGATGTCGATGACGGAACCGTGCACTCCCGGTACCTGCGTAGCGTCGAAGCCCAGAACAATAACCTGATCAACCAGTACGACAATGCATGGGAGCTAATCACCAGCTACCCGGAAGGTACCGAGTTCTTCGTCGAACAACAGGTGGGTAAGAACTTCCGTGGTTTCTTCTCGAATCAGGCGCTGAACCAGCAGACCAGCAAGATTCACCGTGTCCTGTTCGCTCGCCCGGAGTGGAAGACCACGATCAAACTGAATGACGAAGCCATGGTCAATGAATTCAAGATTGCCGTGGCCATGTCCCTGGGCTTGAAGACAGACCAGCAACGCAATGTCACCACGCTGGAAGAATTCAACAAGGTACTGAAGGACCAGCCGGGCATCATGCAGGCTGTGGAATTGATCCGTATCGGTACGCTTAATGATGATCCTTCCGTCTGGACCGACGAAGCCAAGCAACTGGTAGAGAAGGTCGCTGGAGGCAAGGAACGCATGATGAGTCTGCAGGCTCTGGTGGCTTACGCCAAGTACCAGGAAGCCTTGATCGACCAGAACCTGATGCACAAGACGGGGCAAGATGCTGCCGACCATTCGTTCGAAGTCACGCTGCTGGTGGGTGTCGATGGCAAGACCAACGGCCCAATGTTATCTCATCTGGCTTTGGGCGCAGCCCGCGATATTGACAGCTTCTATGCCCTGCTAAACCGAGGTGGCTTCTACAGCACCGAGGAAGGCCAGCCGGACCATTTCAGCGAGTGGTATGAGCGTGCCACCAGCATGGACCTGTACGAGGATCTGGGCAGCCGTATCGTCGAACGGGTGCAGGGCTATGTCATGGAAAATTCGGCCCTGTGGGCACTACGCAAGGCAAACTACAAGGAGTCGAAAAAGTACTTCACCGAAGACCATCTGAAGGCAGTCGAGATGGTGACCAAGCAGCTGATCAAGGATGGCAAGGCCACCAAGGACATGCGTAACCTGACCAAGGTGCCGCTGACTTCGTTCGCCTTTGGTTCCTCGCTGAAGAAGTCCATTCAGAACATGCAGGACAGCTTCATCGACTCGTTCTATTCGAATATTGAGAAGATGGCTGCTAACAAGGAGAATGGGGTCAAGGTCCGTACTTACCTCACCCAGATTAACACGCTGATGGATCTGGGTGACTATAAGCTCAAGTCGCCGGTCGATGTGGCCATGCCGATTGAAGCACTGCTGAAATTCGAGCTGGACCACGATCAGGAAGTGGCCCTGCGCAAGGCATTTAATCAGGTGATCGGTAACTCGGTTCGGGAAGAGATGAACTCGTACTTCGGTACCTTCATGGATCGACGTACCAAACTGAATAACACCATCCAGTCAGCCTACCAGGTGTTCGAGGCAGCCTATGCTTCAGCCCGGGTCAAGGAGATGGAACGCCTGATGGATGAGGGTGAGATCGCTTCCCGTATTTCCAAAGCCAACGACGGTGTCGAGACTCGGGTACCACTGCATGACCTGACACAGGCACAGGAACAAGCTCTTCACGCCAAGGTGGAAAGCCTGATGCCGACGATGCACAGCGCCTATTCGATCGAAGCCAATGACCTGTCCTCTGGCTTGCAGATGTCCAAGTCGAAGGTCACGATCTCGGATTCTCCGCTGTACAAAAACAAGACCTACACCTACAAGAAGGTAGACCATGCCAATGGCACCAGCGTAGCGCATCTGAGCAGCAAGGCACAGACTCGTGTCGAGCAGTCTCCCGGTGTAGCTGGTGCTGCCTACTCGATCCACTCGACCGATTCGAGCATCATGCACCAGATGCTGCTGCGGGTGAAAGGCTCACTCAACGTGCACGATGAAGGTTCGAACGGCGTACACAAAACTCGTGATGTGGCCAGGGGCTTGAACCAAGCCACGGTGGAAACCCTGCTGGAATACTCGCCAGCCCGGGAATCAGTGTTCATGCTGGAGCGGGTAATCACCAACATGGCCAAGCAGATCCGGGAAGGTACGGTAGATGCTACAGCAGTAAAACCACTGCTGGAGAACTGGGCTAACAACTACAACAAGTTCGCGGAAGACGAGTCCGAATACCTGACGCCGGAACAGGCTGCGGATGTGACCCTGCAGGATGCCGTGACCAATGCCTACATGGCAGACCACATGCGTTTGACCGCCTATTCCATGATGAAGTCGGCTGACCAGTATGTGTGGGAAGGAGGCCAGTTCAACGATGAGAAAGCCATGGCCACCATTCGTAAGCGTGCGGAACAGAAGCTTGCTCAGTTGGTGGAGAAAGGTGGTAGTGCCAGCAAGGCTACGCTGGTTGATCTGGCTTTCCTGAAGGAGCAGTACGCTAAGGTTAAGGATCAGGAGATCACTCGTCCGACATGGCTCGACATGAAGTTCAAGGGCGAAGAGCAAGAAGCTGATCCGGTCAAGCCAAGCAAGGCCGTGCACAATGGTGTGGCTGTGCTGGGTAAGCCGATCGTCAAGAGCAATCCGAAGCTGGTGGAAGCCTTTGCTGCCAAGCCGGTTATGGCAGTGTCCGAGGTCGTAGCTGTGCTGCGTCCGCTGATCTCGAATGACTTCGAGAAGAAGCTACTGGCCCAGTTAGAGCGGACCGTTAATGGCAAGTTAGAAGTGCGTTACGTCACCAAGGACACACTGCTGGAACAGCTGAAAGCTCCATTGGATGACAACGCAGCAGGTGCTTACCAAGCCACGTCGGCTGCAGTGACAGATCAGGCGATCTATGTGCTGTCGCCGGACTTCGTTCGCTCCAACCTAAATACCGAACTGCTGCTGCATGAACTGACCCATGCTGCCGTGGTATTTGCTACCCGTTCGCCTGCGGAAGAAACCAAGCCGCTGGTGCAGGAGCTACAGTCCTTGATGGAGCAGGCGCAGAAGGAAATGGAAGCCACGGGTGTCAAAGGCTTCGATGCAGCCTTCGCCAATCTGGATGAGTTCATCGCCTACGGTATGACCAACAGTGCATTTCAAAATGTCCTGAAGGGCATGGAGTTTCAGTCGAGCCAAAACAAGAGCAACAAATTGGTCAAGGCAATGAAGCAATTCATTGATTCGGTTGCTGGTTTGCTGTTCGGTCGCAAGAACGAATCCATGTCCACCGGGATGGGTATCTTGCTGACTAACGTCGCTGGTTTGTTGGAGTCGTCGGCAAAGCAGGCAAATGCCGTAACCAACATTGATCCGATCAACCTGAGTATGACAACGACAGGTAACAGCCCACGTAACCTGTCCACCAGTGACATCTATCAAGCACTGGCCCAGACCAACAATGGTCGCGTCGTGAGCAGCGAGTTCGCTACGCACCTGCAGGGTCTGTTGGAAGGGATCGTCAATAAGTTGCACGGCCCGTTCGGTACCTTCAAGGAAGCGGTGATGCAGCAGGTTGCATCCAACCCGGAGGATGTGTTCTTCAACGCACTGGCTTCGGGCGAAGCTCCGTTCGCCTCGGAATCCTTGGCTGCCGGATTTGCCTTCACCCAGCAGGAAGCCTTTGTACTGGAGCAGGTAGAAGCCGTGGTCCGGGCAGGGATGGACACCAAGGATGGTGTGACCTCCATGGCTTACCGGGAACTGGCTAAACTGTATAACGAGATCAAGGCCACAACCAAGGTGGAAGACTTCCATTCGGGTGACTGGGCCACGGCTACCCAAGCCGAGAAAGACGAAGCCCAGGCACTGCACGACTTCATCTTCAATATCAAGGCAGGGGCCGATGGCAAGTCAGCCTACCTGTCACGCTTTGCTGCAATGGGTCTAGCCCATGAAGGCTTCAACAAGATCCTGCATAAGGCCACCTCGATCAAGGACCGTAACTGGACTGGCCTGAATTTCACCGAGCGCCTGAACAAGATCTTCAACACGATCATGGACTGGTTTGCTGGCAAGCTGACGCTGACCTATGGTGGTCAACCTGCTCATTCGAAGCTGACCAATCTGGTCGAGCAACTGGTGCAGATCGAAGCCAAGAAGCGTACGGTTGTGCAGGATCGCCTGAAGCTGCTGGAACCGGCAGAAGAAGCTTTGAATAAACTGACCACCGCAGCCAAAGAAAAGCTGGAAGCGTTCGGCAAGAAGGACTTCTTCAAGCTCAACAGCAACCCGTTCATCCGTGCCATGGGTAGCCTGACTTCGGCCTATGCCGGTAACCGTACCGAGCTGCTGATGGAAGGCATTCAACGTATGCGCGATGCCTCGCTCAAGGGCCAACAAGGTGTCCTGGCTTCGCTGGTCGATGAATTCCGTGGCTCCCATGATGGCAACTTGATGGCCAAGGCCCTGCTGCGTGTCACCAAGCTGATTGAAGGTATCCGCAAAGACATCATCGCCGGGACCGGCAAGGCCATCATGGGATCGTTTGCCAACAAGGGTGATGACCTCAATGAGGACCACAAGGCAGCGATTTCGGCAGTGTTCCTGCGCACCGACATGGCTTCGTTGCTGGGCCATTACACCATGGCTGACCTAATGAAGCTGGTGAACGATCCGGCTGCTGTCAGCAAGGAGATCGCCAAGCAGGAAGCCAAGCTGGGTACCCTGAACCATGCACAGGGACTGAATCGCTTTTTCATTAACTCAGCCAAGGCACTGGGTTACTACAAAGCTACCGGCAAGGTGACGGCCGCTCACCTGTTAATGAATGCAGAGAACATCGCACGTCTGCATGGTACCGGCATAGGCAGCAGGATCACGGAAGCCGATGCCAGGGCAGTGGCGCAGGTAGTGGATCCACTGGTTTCGCTGTATGCACTGGCTTATAGCAAGACCACCCATTTGGACAATGCTCGTGCTGTGCTGAAAGCAGAAGCTGCCCGTACTGATGGTGGTAATGGTGTGGAGATGGTACTCAAGACCCACAAGGCACTACTGGACAAGTCCAAGGCTGAACTGTTCGAAGGTACCGAAGCCTTGTTCATGAAAGGCTACCTGCCGGAAGTTTATGATCCGTATATGAATGTGGTCCAAGCCACCGAGAAGGAAGGCGAGCAACTGGTCCTGCAGGGCTACATCAAGGGTGCACCACTGCAGCGTGACATGGCTGACCCGGATCAGGAGCAACGCCACCTGTACCACTTGCGAGATGGTGGTTTGAAGCCTTACCTATCAGGGATCTTCAGCTTCACCGGCATGACAGCCAAGGGTCGCCGCATCCATCATGGGCACACGACCACGGCTACCTATGCTGGCCAGCTCAATGCTTCCACGATGGCCTCGATCGCGGCGGACAAGAAGGCCGGGATTCAATCCATGTTCAGGACCACTGGCTTCAATCCGGAAGCGGTAACCGAGAACCATCTGGCTCCGATCCTTGACCCGGCAGGTAACGTGGTCAACTACCGCTACCTGATGAACGAGAACGTCAAGGATACGTTGCTGGACCGGGATAACCGTCCCGAACGTCTACTGGGTCTGCTGGCCGGTAATATCTACGACAAGGTCAAGTCGGAAGAGCAGAACAGGAAGGCAGTCAAAGCCCTGTACGACCAGTACAAGGAAGAGTTTGCGGAGCGTCCGGAGTCCTACCTGCGGGTAGGGCCGACCAGTACCGATCCCCAACTGCGGGAAGTGTGGGACATGTTACCCACTACCACCCAGAAGGCAGTGAAAGAGATCTGGGGTACGTCCGGTATGCTGGTGCGCCGGGATCTGATCGACATTAACTTCGGCTACCGCAAACTGTCGATCGCTGGCGCCTTCACCAAGGATGAACAGGAACGCAGCTTCATTGAAGGGATGTTCGTGCAGATCATGGAAGCTGGCTTCCAAGAGAAGGCAGCCCTGCGTGCACGACAGGCTGAAGACATCTGGCAAGCGATCGTGAAAGCTGCCAAGGCCAATATGGTGGTCAAGTCGTGGTCCACAGTCAGTGGCAATCTGCGTTCGAACTTCTCGCAACTGCTGCTGATGGGGGTCAGCTTCAAGGACATCGTCAAGGGTCACCGGGTCGCCTTCAAGGCAGCATGGGACCACAAGCAGGATTCAGCCAAACTGTTTAACCTGCAGCACCAGCTCGATACCAAGTACTTTGAACCGGGCTGGAATGAAGCCAAGGCCAAGCAGGAAGTACTGCGCCTGACTGATGCGATCAACCGTAATCCGGTCAAGCCTCTGATCGATGCTGGCCTGATGCCGACCATCGTGGAAGATGTGGAAGCGGACGACGAGATCTACTCGTACCAAGCTGGCTTCGAGAAGAAGGTAGATGAGTTCACCAGCAAGATCAACCCGCACGTCAAGGACGTGGCCCGGGAGGTGTTGATGGCCAAGGGTTCGACCGTGCACAAGGCCATGAATTACGTAACCCAGATCTCTGACTTTCTGGCTCGCTACACGCTGTATCAGGACCGGATTGCCAAGGGCATGAGCCATGAAGAGGCAGCACAACTGGCGTCCGATGCCTTCGTCAACTACGATGTCCCGACGCACCGGAAGATCCAGTACGCTAATGATTCGGGCCTGCTGATGTTCACGAAGTACTACATTCGCATCCAGAAGATGATCATGCATATCTACCGTGAAAATCCGGGCCGGGCCATGATGATGATCGCAGCCGAGCACCTGCTGATCGGTAACCAGCCAACGGTACTTGATGCCAGCCTGCTGGTACGAGGTCCGGGTCACCTGATCGGTGCCGGTGCACTGGACTACCCGGGTTCGTTGTCGGAGCTGACCACGATGCGGCTCTTGGCTGCACCGTTCAGCGGCTCCAGCTTCGTACCGCAGTAAAGAAAAAGCCCCCGATCTCGATTGAGATACGGGGGCTTTAGCGCACATGTTTACGCTGTTGCTTGGGTTCCCTGTAGGGCTACCCTCACGATGGAGGTGTGCGCTCCGCTGCTCGGCACTGAAGTATTTGTGGTGGCCGGGACGCAACCCCCGACTTAGCATAAGGCCACCCTAAGAGCTAACTTGTTACTGAGGGGTGGATGACCCCACCACACGACTAGCGACTAAGCCGCTTCGACCGCAATCCGTGGCCTTTGGACCGGATGCTCAATCGCTATGCGTGTGATGGCCGGTCTTTCCCGGCTGTCAGTCGGTCTTTACGGTACCAACGCTCCGTGTTGGAAGTGTCTGTCCCTCTCCAACACAGCAGCACCATCAACCCATAAACCAGAGCACTCCCATGAACTGATTAATGTAACAGTGATGATCCTGCTGTCTTGAGACTGCCCCAGTCCTATCTGGAAAGTGGGCAGTCTGGGTACTACTGTGGTGCTATCTGTGGCTCCACCAGTGTCGAATGACTGCTGAGAGGATCATGATAGCGCCGAGAATTCCGGCTCCAATTGCGATAACCGAAAAAGCTACCGAGATGATAGCAGCTCCTCCGACGAGCGCACCCAGCAAGAGGATCGCCAGGATGATGGAGCCGACCCACTTGAGGGTGTTCACTCAACGAACCTTGGCTTAGCTACCGAACAAGCTGGTAGTCTTGACCGGGGTAGGTGCTGCTTCGGTTTGTACCTTGACTTCTTCATTGGCTTCCGGTTCCTTGGTGCTGGCAGCGGCCATGATGTCTTCTGCTTCCTTGAAGGCAGCAGTCACGGCAGCAGGTACTTCCACCGGGATACCGGCTTCCTTGATCTCTGCCAGCGTAGCCGGGGCAAGCACTGCTTCTTCGGCTTGACCATCCACTTCGATCGCAGCTGCGGTCACGGCAGCCACTTCCTTCACGGCCTGCAGTGGGGTCACGGTAGCCATTGCTTGCACAGCAGCAGAAGGCTGGGCAGCCGGATAGACCATGTCATTACCATCCGTGTAACCCGGGATCTCGATGTCTTCGATCGTAACGCTGGCCGACAGACCATTGTCGCCTCGACCATGGGTGAAACCCACTGCAAAGGTCTTGTTACGCAGCGAGAAACCCTGACGCTCGACGTACTGGCGCAGTGCTTTCTCGATGTCAGCTTGTTTCAGGATAATATTCATGTTGCTCTCTTTCGTAGTGGTGAAGCGGTTAATCACGCTGCTTGCCTGAACTGCATCAGGTGCAACGACTGTTTGAAGCTGGTGGAGTTGATGCCAGCGTGGATTGCTGCGACAGCATCGGCCATGTGTTCAGCCGTACTGGCTACTACGGTGGTAACGCCCTTTTGAGTCTGCATGGGCCACGGGGCGTCAGGGTGTTTCTTCATGGCCCAATCAATCATCTCGTCTTTGGTCGCCGTCTTCTTGCCGACCGAAACCATCTTGACTTCGTTGGGTGAGACTTCAAAGAAGGGAATACCCATTGCTCGGAGTGCCCCGAGAACACCGATACAGAGCCCACAGGACATCGCAGCACGTGCGGACTGGGAGTTCACCGGGACTTCGACGAAAATCGCCTGTGCGCCCTGTGCTGCAGCCACAGCACCCCTAGCAAGGGTTTCAGCCGCCCCCAGGTCATGACTGTTCTGTCTGACCTGCTTGGCTTTCTCCGAATCGGTCTTGACCACGTCTAACGATTCAATCTGAACAATCGAACCATCCGGGATCAGGATGCCCTTGGCGATGCCCCAGTTCCGCATGGATGGGTCAAAGCCCACCACCCGGATGCCGGATGAATTAGCCAGCGTTGTCATCGGCTTGCTCTTCTACGGACACACCAAAGGGCAGGTCCTTGAACACCTGCAGGGCGGTCAACACACCGGTACGGAATACCTGCAGGTATGCGCCGTTAAGATCCATTTCGACGACTTCACCGGGCTTAGCAGCATCTTCGACCGAGATCGTGGTGCCTTCCGGGATCTCCAGCAGGCGGTTGCCGTGTTCCATGCACTGCCCATGCCAGTAATCAACCATCATGGCAAAGGTGTTGATATCTTCAATTGGCTTGGCACCGACCGGCACTTCGTTCTTGAAGACCGGGGTACCGGCCAGTTCAGGATTGAGCTCGGTAACCTTGCTCAGTTCTTCATCGGACGGGACCGGGAAAGCCACGATACGTTCGGTCAACACATCAGCGTAGGCCACCATGAGGCGGTTCTGGCCCTTCAGACGGTTCTGTTCAGCCAAATCGAGCTGGGCGAAGAGCGGGCTTTCAATGAACTTTTCCAGTGCATTGATCTTGGTATTGAGCTCGTCACGCTCAGTGACGACACGCTGTTGATGGGGAAGCAGCTTCATTTGTCGAGCTCCATGAAGAGATTGAAACCAAGCAGTTCCCACAGCTTGTCCTTGGCAGCCTGGCGGGCCTTGGAGATGGCGATGTCGGCACCAATCTGGGCATTGAAGTTCTCCGGAGAGACACAGGCACTATGGCCGGTCGCCAGATGAAAATGCTTCTTACCGTCCTTGCTGACCAGATAAGCATGGGTGAACGTGCTGGTGGTTCCTTCCGGTACCGTCGTCACGTAGTCAACCCGCGACAGCAGGGCATTGACCTGTTCTGGGGAGATGCGGGGTGCTACGTAGGCCCGTGCTTCCTGAATGGCGCTTTCGATTTTATTGTCGTCCATGGTTCCTCGTTGAGGTAAGAATGCTCCCCATGTAGACCATAGAGAGCACTTGGATACCAGCCAGCCATTGCTGGCCGGGTGCTGCTCTACTTAACCACCGAACAGGCTTTGCTTCGGCTTGGCTGTGCCGGTTGCCGCTGCTGCCGCACCCGGTTTGCCTGGAACACCTGCGGTACCCCCAGCCGAAGCACCTTTGGCTTTGTTCTTCGTCACGCCAGTCCACTTGGCTGTCCATGCATCGTAGAACTCAGCCTTCTCGGCCTTGGCCTTGATTTCGGTGGTGGTCTTGTTCTCATGGCCTTCCTTGGCGCAGAAGAACTTGTCGATCTCGTTCTCTTCGCGGGTTTCACCAGTCGGTTCGTAGATCTTGCTACCAGGACTGGTTTCCTTGGTCTTGTCCACGGTCTGCTTGATCAGACCAACGACAACTTCCTGACCAATCAGCTCGGTCACTGCCTGCACCTTGGTGGCGACTTCAGCCTTGACTTCCGAGTTGTACAGCTTGATGACCTTCTCTTCGGTATCGAGCTCGCTGATTTCCTTGCCGGTGGTGAGCAGCGCCAGCGAGTTGGCCATGCTGTAGCCTGGCAGCGGATAGTTCTCACCATCCTTGGTGTAGTAGGTCTTGTTACCTTTTTCATTACCTGAGGTCATCCACAGGATCTGGCGCACTTCACGGGCGCTGTCACCGACCAAGAGGGTCAGGAACAGGCCGAGGGCACCACCCTTGGATTTCTCGGTGTAGGCCATGCCGATCTTGGCACGGTAGGCACCCGATTCCATCGGGCCATTGCCACCGCCGAGGACATCTTTCTCATCGGCAATTTTGACGCCTTCTTCGGCTTTGAGGGAGGAGAGCAGACTCATGATATTTCCTTTGTTTATGTTTAGTATGGACGAAGTTGTTTATGGCAGTTGCATGAAGCTCTGCTCAACTCAATAAAACTGTATTGGATTGAGCAGTGTATTACAGAACTCTACAGCGTTCAACTGTAGTATTCGTGCAGTCGATCGAGAACTAACTGCATGTTGTTATCGATGTAGGTTTCCTTGGTACTGAACATGCCCAAAGGACCACGAATACGCTCGTTGACGGTTTCTTTGGTCAGTTTGCACTGGAAGACGTACTTGAAGCCCAGTGCTTCCTCTTCAGGCGTGATCACCAGCAGATCATTCTGATAAGGAGTCAGATCCTTGATCTTCATCTTTTTGGTGGCCAGCACCAGAGAGAAGTAGGATTCAATGCCGTTGTTCTTCAGTGAACCCTGCACAGGTACTGATGTTTCCATGATCATCTCGGTTTCATTCACCTTGTCGGCGGTATGAGCCAAGAAGATCACGTTCTTGCTGCATGCAGCAACTTTCTGCTGCATCAGGTTCTTGAAGTACTGGGCAAACTCGCCCCATGCGGCACGACCATCCTTTACCGTAGCGATGTACAACGATACATACATCTCCAGCAGATAGGTCAGTGTGTCGATCACAATGGTGTGATACTTCGCTTGTTCGGGTTGTTCGAGCCAGTCGAACAGTTCAAACATCTGCAGAGGGTCGGTGATGACGAACTCTTTAAACTTGGATTTGAAGGGTAGTTTCTTGCCTGCCTCGCAGTTGGCATAAGCTACGCCTTCCGGGTTCTTCAGCCCCATGAGGGAGGCTGACTTGCCGGTAGCGGACTTGCCACCTACCAAGATCAGGTTGTCATTGACTTGTTGTTGGGACATTAGTGCTCCAGTTGGGGAGTTGAAGAGAACAAAGCCAAGAGGCTTTGATACACAATCGCAGAAGTGCCCGGAGGGCACCCCTGTTCCTTTATTACGGCAGCTTGGCGATCGCCTTGGCCACAGAGATCATGATAGTGCTGCTGATCTCGGCTTCATCCAGCTTGTCTGCAATTCGCTCATTCAGGTCCATGACCTTCTGGCGGATTGCTTCAATCTGGAAGCCAGCATCGACGAGAATCATCGCATAACGAAGCAGCATGTTATTGCGGTTACCATCACCGATATTGTTCATCACCCAGCGTTCAAGGTTGTCCATGCCCTGCTGGTTTTGCAGCAGTGCCTTACGTTCCTCGTTCTTACTGGTTTTGGGGATGAACGGTAGCACATCGAGCACTTCACCCTCGTTGTACTCGTAGTGGCTGGGTGTTCCATCCAGTGACTGGGCACAGGACATCCACTTGCGTGCTCGCTGCTTGGTTTGCTCGTCGATGCCTTCGAATGGCAGCCATTCGAAGATGTTGGCCATGAACTCCTTGTAGTCCTTGGCATCGAGTTTGAGCTCGAAGTTGATCGGCAGAACCAGACGGAATCGATCACCATTGTCAGCTACCCGATGGCGCTTGGTCGTATAGATCAAGAACTTGTACTGAGCCATCAACGTCTTCACGGTGCTCATGTTGGCCACACCATCCACGTCGATGACGATCATGGAAAAGCCTGGGATCGCATTCTCTTCGTTACGGTAGCCATTCACCAGATGGTGGTTGACCCAGTGCATCGAAGGGTGCTGCGTCAGGACATGCATCTTGTCCCATGGAGCCCGCTCATTGGCGTAATCCGTCGTGATGTCTTGGCTGTACGCCACGATCATGCTGTCCAGTGAACTGGCTTTCAGGGCTTCGCCACGCAGGAATTCGATCCCGTCAGAGAAGGACTTCTTGATGATAATGCCGTTCTTGTAGCCCCATGCAGTAGCCAGGGACAGCATCTCCTGTTTCTGGCTTGCTGGTCCACGATAGAACGGCAGGTCTTCGGTCAGGTCAGCTTGGGTGCATTCGCGCTGGACCGAGCCAAGGTACTTGGCCATCTTGACGTAGTTGCGGTCCCGGGTCAGCAGCCGGTTGAAGGCTTCACCCGATTCCTCGGCCAGCTTGATGGCGTTGTACAGGTGTCCCTCGGTCAGCTCGGGCGAGTCGTCGATGAAGGCGTAGGCACCAGCCAGCTTCAGTGCCTTGAAGTAGCGGTGACTGATCTCGGCCTTCTTGATCTCTTCATGCTCCGGCAAGGCATTGGCGATCTTCTCGCACTTGAGCTTGTACTCGATCAGCAGCAGGCTGGTATCCTTGCTCATCACCAGCTTCTTGTTGACGTTGATGATGTCAGCCAGCTGGTCCAGCTTCTCGGCCAGATCTTCGATGAACACGTTGCTGGATTTGTCCGTCAACATGTCGTAGACCTGTTCCGGTGTCAGATCCACCTGCTTGTCACTGGCTTTGCTGTAGCCAAAAAAGCAGCGCCGTGCAAAGCCTGTCTCCAGCATCGAGTACAGCTCTTCCTCGACCTTGGAGCCGTTGAGTAGCTTGGAGGGTGTCCCGAATAACAGCATGTTGGTCGGTGTCTTGCCAACCATCTGCTCACCCCGGGTGTTCTCACTGGTATTCTTGACCAGCTTATCCTTGATGGCCCCGACATCGTACAGTTCGAGGAAGGTGTTGAGCACATCAATGCTGCCCAATAGGTTCGAGCCGATCTCGTCGATCTGCAGATTCACACTGCCTGCATCGGCCATCAGTAGCTTGTGCCGTAACTGCTTGATGGCTGGTGGAGTGGCTTCCGAGAACACGAACATCAGGTTACCGAGGTTGTCGAATTCCTTCTGCACCCGCACCAGTTCTTCTTCCGGATCGACGTTCTTGCGATTGGCACGCTTGACCGCCAGCTTCGGCAGGTTCTGTTCGGCCAGTATCGGGAATGTCTCTTCGATAAAGCGGGTACGGAAACGGTGGATGACTTCATTCTCCATGATATTGCTGGAGAAGCCCTTGCCTGATCCTGAGGTGCCGAGGTTCAAGGCATACAGGTTGACCGGGATCTCTCCACGATCATGCGTGACGATGGTGGTGCGCATCGTGGACGCAATCATACTGAAGTAGTAACCCACCAGCACCCGGAAGAACAGGGGATTGCTGTTCTGTGTTTTCGAACACAGAATCTCGACCATCTTTTCGCTGGTCGGGTGGTACATCATTTCATCGTTGGTCTTCATCTTGGTTCCTGATTAGATAACGAGGTCGCCAGTAGCAATGAGCTTGTCCTTCTGCGAACAGATGGAGAAACCAGCACAGTACTTACATGCACTGACTTGCCCTGGCTTGGTAACGACGATGCCTTGGCCCTTCCCTACGGTCATCATGTGGGTCTTGGCTTCCAGTTCGGATTCGAAATTCTTGGTGCTGCGAGCAGCATTCGGATCACCATTCTTGTACCACTTGAACTGGGGCTCGGAACGCCACAGGTCTTCGTCGGTGCACGATGGCAGGTCAGGTTCAGGCAGGTCCACAAGGTCATCGAAGTCGGACAGCTTCTTCTTCACGTAAGCATCCGTGTCTGCGATCGACAGCAGTTTGAGCTTGTGTTCTTGGAAGCGTTGTTGCGGGTAGCTGGAATTCTGGCGAGCTTGCAGGGATGACCAGTCGGTGAAGATGAACTGGATCGACATGTCGTCAGCCGTAATGATATCCGGATTCAGCCAACGATAGATTGAGCCTTGCAGGATGTACTTGTCATCATTCGATCCGCTCATGGCCGAGAAGGTCGTCGTGGTCTTGAAGTCTTCCAGGCGGCCTTGGCCAACGAAGTCGAACTTGCCTGCGACAAGGTATTTGCCAACCTGTTTGTAGGCACGCTGTTCCAGGTAGACCGGAATGATATCCGGGTCTGCGGCCACTTCTTCCTTGGTCGGATTGATGCGTACCAGCTTGATCACACGGGCCGGGTAGCCAAGTGCTGCCAGTGCATTGGTATGGTTGGTTTTCCAGCTCCGCTCAATCGCATCATGGATGGCCGAGCCTACCCGTGAAGCCATCATGGAAGCCAGATCAGGCAATCCCAGATCCTGCGGTACACGGCCAGCGAGGATCAGTTGACGCAACGGCTTGATCAGCGAGGTAGCCGAGATCGTGTTCGCGTCATGGTCATAATTATCAGTGGCGAGGAACACGCCCAGTGACAGGGGAACGGCTCCGGTATTGACATAGCGGGGTTGCGTCATGATTCACCTTTTTGGAGTTATTAGAAGATCGAAGAAGCGCAGGGACTGCGCCTGTTGTTTATTTTTTGGCTTGACGCTTGAGCGCAATCCGCTTCAGGACCAGATAGCCCAGCAGATCCCATTCCGGATCTTCGTCTTCATTGTCCTTACGGTTACGGATACGGGACAGCTTGTCATCGATGCGGACGTTGATCAGCTCCACTGCATCGCAGCGGGAGAAGGTCTGGTTTGGATTGAGAGCCGCATCACCATACTTCTTGTTCTTTTCAATCAACATGCGTGACAGTTCAGTAAGAACGTCCGCCACGTCGATGTCGAATTGGGATGGCCCTTCCTTGAATTTGATCTCGCCTTCAGAAGGTTTGACGTAGCCAGAACCTTCAATCAGTTCACTGAGTGTGGGGTGGGGTGTGCCGGTTATGACACGTACTTCCATGTCGCAATCGAAGCAGACATCACGGCCTGCCATGGCAGTATTTGCGCATTTCTTGCATGAGTG